CTTCCTTTGGCCAATCAAGTGGCAAACAACAAAATATATATAATCAGTCGTAATGAATAGGTCCCGGGTTCGAGTCCCGGTTTCGGCTCAAAGGTAAAACCATACTAATTATCTTATACTTAGGATATTATATTAATGATTTTACTAAATAACTATTCGATTTATAGATTAAAAAAAAAGGATTTTTGTCCACCACTGGACAAAATAACTTATCCAAAACTTATCCTTCAAATTTTAATCTATTATGGCAACTATCAAATTAACAATTTTCAAGGCAAAAGCTTTAAAGGATGGCAGACATAAAATAAGGGTAGCAGTCTGCCATAAACAGGAAACTTGCTATATTGTAACACACTTTATCATTGACAACATTTCCCAGTTCAAAAACGGACAAGTAGTAAAAAGACCAGATGCATCCATCATAAATACCAAATTAAGAAGCATGATGAATGAACTGCAAGAAAGATTGGATAATATAAAAAACCAGTCCCTATATTCTTGCAGACAAATAAAGAATATGCTTGAATCTGGAACTGGCTTCAAAGAAAATGGCTATGTAACATACCAACAGGCCTGTAATGTTCTTATAAAAAATCTGAAAGAGGAAGGAAGAAACAGTTATGCCATATTAATAGAAAGAAACTGTAGATACTTTACAGAATTTACCAAAGGGGAAATATTAATGTCAGATATAACCCCTAATCTAATAGAAGGATTTTCAAGATTTCTCAAAGAAACGAAGAAAATAGGAAATACATCAATAGGAATGATGCTATCACAATCAAAAGCCGTTATAAACAGAAGTATCAACTCAGGAGAAGTAAGATATGACATACATCCCTTTATCAAGAAGAAAATTCCCAAATCGTCACCAAGAGAACTGGATATTTCTTTGAAAAGCGTTAACACAATAAGGTATAGCAATCCCAAAGAAAAAAAATACATTGTAGCAAGAGATCTTTTTATGTTGTCATTTTATCTAGGAGGAATGAATTTAATTGATATAATGAGTGCCAAGTTTGACGGGGACAAGGTAAGCTTTATAAGAATGAAAACAAGATTTAAAACAGAAACAGAGCAAACCTGCGTTCTTCCTATAATAGAACCGGCTAAAGATATTATAAATCAATGGATAAACAGAAGAACAAACAAACTCGATTTTGGTTATAAATTCTCTTATCACAATTTTTCAAGGTATGTATGCAGATCTTTATCTACATTAGCAGATAATTTAGGGATTAAAGAAAAAGTGGTATTTTATTCTGCAAGAAAATCATTTGCGCAATACGCATTCGATCTTGGAATACCTGACAGCATAATAGATTATTGTCTGGCACATTCTGACAATGGAAGAGGAGTAGTAAGATATTATACAAAAACTAGGTTTAAACAGGCAGAAATAGCAATAAACAGAGTTGCAGATTATATAAACAACCCAAGCAAATACAAAGAATATATTGAAATGAAAGCTGACATAATGCTAATGAAAATTTGAGCACAACGATATCACCCTTGCCAACACGACAAAGGGTATCAGTCTATAAATGAACCTCTCTATACGTTCCATCGCATCACAGCAAGTAAACGGCAGAAATACCAGTGAGGCACATCATCAGCCTGCTCAAGCAATATGTTCAACTTATCTTCTTCCATAAATAGTTTTTAAGCATAAAAAAAGCGGTAAAACCCGTTGGGAATTACCGCTTAATGTTAAATAGTTACTTTATTTTGCGTTTTTGAATATTTAATTTTATCTTTGCGCCATGAAGATAGCCCTTGATACATTGAAAGGCTACGTTGACCGTAGCTCACTAGTGTAGATGTATGGGGGTTATCTTTTTTTTGCACCTTTAGATTGGTTCATATCCCTATTATAGTTGCTAGGTTTAAAACTCCAATGGCTATATGGATAGTCCCATCTATCAGATGGGTAAGAAATACCTGTGCTTTCTCCTATATTGAAATTAGGGCGTAATATCCTTATTCTTTTACTTATACGCTTAAAAAGAAGTTCTTTTAATTTGGTTCTATTTCCTCTTTTATTCGTTATCGGGTCTTTGATTTTATGTTTATTGTTTAATCTAAAGCAAATAGAGCCTAATACCAAGTCCATTAATTGAAGTGGTATATGTTTTTTTGAATTAACTTCTTGAATATCTCCATATCGTAATTTAATTTTTGCTTCCTTAAAACCTGAATCATTATTCAGTCTATACAAGTATTCTTCAAATTTGGCTTTATCTGGTCCTTTCATTGGAATGTCGTCAATAAACAATTTCAATGTTATGTCTTCTTTTGTCTGATTAGAATATTGCAATCCAAAAGAATGTTTTATAAACTGATAATATAAAAACGAGAATCCATTGCGTTTGTGCTCACTCGTTAATCCTACTGGGACGTATTGATTATTTCTAAAGAATATACGAATCTTTATTAAGTCGTTTTCGAGCAAATCAAATATGAAATCAACCAATGAACAATATTTTTCATACGTATACTGATTCACTTTCTGCCACTTGATTTCTTCGTTGGTAAGCTCCAATTCTTCAACTTTGTATTTCATCATCTGCAATACATTGCCGAAATCCTTAGATTTTATAAGAATACCTCCATAGAAATTTGAGTAGAACTCTCCTTCCTTATCACTTTCGTCAAACCATATATAGTACGTCATGCTTTTACATATATTATTTTGCAAAGAAAACAAATTACTGCTATACTATATATGAATCTCTATTTTTTAACAATTTAAACGGTAATTCCAACAAGTCAAAGAACGCTTCTGTTCGATTATTATTTTTCCAGTCCCTTTCTGCAATGTTCGCATAAAAATTTCTTCGCTACCGGGAACATCTTCTGCCCCACATATCCGCTAAGATACTGCGCTTCCTCACCATAGGGATCAATCCCGAAAGCCTTGGAGATATGCCGGCACAAATGACCTTTTTCGTGATCCCACGAATTTTGAAACTCTTCGGGAGTGGAGGTTAGTGAGATAACCATTACCGTCTCTCTTCTCCTGTAGTCCGAATAGGTTAGACCGGTATTCATTCTGCCTTCAGTCAGATTGCGATACGCACGCTTGAGGGAATCCCCCCTGCATCCTATACGGTACAGGTCCATAATGATACGTTCAGTATAATAACAGTTTATCGCGTAATATACACGTACGTTCCAGTTGTAATCTGGTATGTAAAAATCCTGTATAATCATTGTTGCCTCATTATAAATTAGTATATTTGTATTTAGGAACGGATAGGGGCAGAGTAGCTACTCCCCGACAAGGCGAAGCTAAGACGCTTTCCGTTTCTTTCTTTTCTTAGCACAACTTAATTCTTAGCAAATATGAATCGTAAAAGTAAACTTACAACCGAGCAGTTTGTTTCCAAAGCCCAAGAAGTGCATGGTGACAAATATAATTATTCCAAAACTGTCTACGCCGGACGAAAAAAGAAGATTTCATTCATTTGTCCAGAACATGGTGAGATTTCTATCATAGCTGGAAATCATCTGCAAGGGCATGGATGTCCTAAGTGTGGAGTTTCCAGACGGGCAAAACAACGATTATCCACCACTGAATCTTTTATTAAAAGAGCCACACAAGTCCATCACGGAAAGTATGATTACTCTAAAACTGTTTATCAAGACGCTAAAACTAAATTATATATAATTTGTCCCGAACACGGAGGTTTTTGGCAATACCCAAGCAACCACTTACGGGGTGTGGAATGTCCTCAATGTGGATATTTAAAAACAAAAAATAAAGTGGATGGATTGGGTGTCAATGATATTGACTATATTTCTACGTCTAAATGCTATCGCAAATGGAAGTCAATATTAGAGCGCACCTCTCCAACATATAGTCGCAAAGCATACGAAAATGTCAGCATTTGTGAAGAATGGCGCACGTTTTCTAATTTCAAACGATGGTTTGATGAAAATTATATTGAGGGATTTGCTATTGATAAAGACTTATTGTCTTCGCCTGAAAACAAAATTTATTCACCTCAAACTTGTTGTTTCCTGCCTCGCATCATCAATAATGCCATAAAGAAATTCCAAACTGACAAACCGATAGGGATAAGTGAGTGTTCTAAAGGGCGTTATCATGTTGTGTTGTCTGCACATGCAAAACAAACCTTGGTTGGTTATTATAACTCCTTAGAAGAAGCTCAGCTTGCCTACAAATTTGCCAAGAAAAAATATTTCAAAGAACTCGCTGAAAAGTATTTCAAAGAGGGAAAGATAACCGAAAGGGTATATAATGCCCTCTTGAAATATGAAGTTTAGAGTAGGTCGTACCACTCAATCACCAAACCTTTAGCGTCGACATCTGCCAACCACCGACGAAAGGCATTTGAGCCAAGCATATCTGGGTCTTCGATTGTGTCACGTACAAACATGGCCACCGCTTTATCATCAGGAAGGCTTGATTTGTAATAGTCGGCCTTCGCCATGTGCCACAAATATACGAAGTCATAACATTCGTTATGCTCCAACTTTATTCCATACTTGTTAAATATCTCTTCAATTTCTTCTTTAGACTGGTATTCTATCGGCTCTTTTTTGCCGGTTGTGGTGTTCAACTTCTTCATCTTGCTTATTGCAAAATGACAGGCTTTCCTTGAAAAGTGATTTCCATAATTACGTAGGTATACTCTCATATCTTTAGGAAGTTCACTATATATGTCTAATGGTGTGCTCATATTTCTGAATTTTAAATGTAAAAGGGAGCGAATCTATGAGATAACACTCCCAGGAACTGTTTATCATCTGCGAACGTAACGACCCGTGTAAGCACTCCGACCTCTACGTTCACTTATACGAGGTTGGGATTCGTCTAAATCGTCATATTGATAGCGTTCTCCCATGTCATCCATGCGGGGATATTCAGGGAAATAGCCGGGATATCTGCGTTCTCCCATACCTGATCCTGAATAATTTCTTCCGCCATCACGGAAGCCCATGTCTCCATGAATCTCTCTCATGGCCTTTTCGTAACCGTGGCGGCAGCCTTCCTTGTAGGCTTCTTCCACCTCGTCACCTCTCATACCGAAGCCGCGTCCGTAATCGTCACGCCCTTCTTCTAATATTTCCCACATTCCCATAATCATTTCTTTGTTTTGGATGTTTCAACCACTCCGAGCTGTTCCATAAGCCGTTTGTTCAATTCCATAAGGTCAGACATATTCTTGCTCATTTCCGCCATTTGCCCTTTCAGAGAGGATATTTCCTGCTCCTGACGTTGTTTCTCGGCAAATTCAGGGTTCAAGAGCGTAAGCATCTTGTCACACCCTGCAATGACGGAATTGTGAAAATCCATGCTGTTGATGATGTCTATGCTTTTCTGTTTCATAGAAGCGACCTCGTTATTCATCGCATCACGTGAGCATGACACTACGATATTGCCGTTCTGTCCGAAGTCGGCTATATCCATGCCGGCAGGAAGATTTTGGAAAGTCGTGTTCTGCCCGTTGATACAGACAACAACATCCACAACCATTTCCATTTGGGGCAACTGTCCCATAGGGGATGCCATAGGATATTTCGGCTTGGGAGCGGAAACGCTGACTACCGGGCCGTATTCGATAAACGGGTTAGCATCCTTATGAAGTATATATAACTGGTTATTGGTACGAAGTGATTGAAACATATTGGTTTAATTTTAAAGGAGTGTGGCTATTTCCATTTGGGAAACCACCACAAAACTCCATGTTAATTATTACTTGCTCCGTAAAGAAGCGGTCTCTGCTGTAGAAGCCGGCGCCGTTGTCGGTCTGTATCCTCCATTAACAAGATACAATTCGTTGGTATACTTGTTGTAGTGAATCTCATAGATACCGGTTCCAGCCAAGTTTGCAACAGTCACAGGCTCATTGTTATAAGCCATTAACGGTCTTGTATCCCCATTGGTCCCTATCAATATAGGCAGCGTGGCAGTCGTGCCGGCAGGGATCGCCTGACGAAGATTGACATAGAACCCTCCGACATAATCCCTGTTGCGGAACGCATGGTTAGGAAGCTCCAAAGTCACATTCTCAGTACCGACTGTTACAGCCACCGTAGGAAGAGTGTTGTAATTCACTCTGCCGAGGGAGGGAAACGGGAACGGAAATCCTGTAAAAAAGTTAGGCCACATATCTACCTCCTTTCTCACCGGATTAACCCCAGTAGTTATTGCAACCGCATCCGTAACCACCACGGCCATATACAGCATCACCTGCATAAGCACCGTATGCTGCGGCACGATATGTATCCACGTTCACACCTACAATATTAGGGTATTGTACCGGGACAGTGTTAGGTAATTTACATTTTATACCATCAACATCGCTCTGCAATGCCTGCAATCCGGCTGCTAAAGGAGCGATCTGTTGTCCTACCGCACTCAGGATAGTGGCGTTCTGGTTACGCTGAGAGATTTCGGCTGTCAAAGTAGCCTTTTCCGCAGTAAGAGATGCGATCTTGTCCTGCAATGCCTGATTCTGAATAGCATCAAGTTTGGCAAGGATGGCATTCGTGTTGGCTGTCGCACCATCACGCAATGACAATGTGTTCTGGTTAGCAGTGTTGACTAATGTGTTAGTCTGGTTGCACATCGCAAGCTGGTTCTCGTATCCCTGTGTGGTTACAAGCTGTTTCATGTCGCAGCAACAGCTAAAGATCTGAGATGTCAGAGCGTTGTTACCTTGCATGATCGCAGTGAGGATACTGTTGGTGTTCTGGCCCATTTGGTTGCCGAGACCGCAGATAGCCTGTGATACAGAGTTAATACCGGCAAGGATTTGGTCTGATGATGTGTTCACAGCTTGTGCTAATGCTGCAATGTCGACACCGTTTCGGTTAAGTGTCTGCATGATCATTTCTCTTCCTTCGTTCGCTCCTTGGTTGTTGTTGCCACCAAATCCGAAGTTCCCGTTACCGAAGATGGCTGCAATCACAATCAATGCGATGATGTCCTGAAAACCGCCATTGTTTCCGAAGAAACCACCGTTGCCGTTGCCTCCCATGAGTCCCATCAGATAACCGGTGTCAATTCCTCTGTTCTGCAGGGAGGGGAGAATGGATGCAAGCAGCCCGTTGCCTGAACCCGCTCCACCAGAAGGTTCTCCAAAAATATATGTTCGATCCATATTAAAAAAATATTATGTTCCGACCAATATTAGTCGTACTGCAAAAATATAAACATGGAACGTGTAATAGAAAAGTACTTTTCACGAATAAAAGAAGAAATCTTCTTATTATGAAGAAGTTTCACTCTGCGTAGAATAAGCATATTTCCAAATATAATTACCCGCAGTTCTTTGTTTTCCTTTGCAGTTTCGCTGTATAGTAGTTGAAGATATATTAAAAGTTTTTGCAGCTTCTGATATGCTTGAAAATTCTCTTATTAAATTCAAATTCAAATCATACTGCCTAACTGGCTTTGACAGCCTTTCAATATATTTACCTTTAAATCTTTGAATTTTATCTAATGTAGCACGTTTATGATTTATAAGAGTTAATCCATTATTATGATTCTGTTTACTTGTACACCAACGTAAGTTTTCGACTCTATTATCACTTTTTATTGTATTTATATGATCTACTTGTAAATAGCCATTAGGATTTTCAAGAAAAGATAAAGCTACAAGGCGATGAATTTTAAAATTTTTCATTTTTAAGTCTTTATGCAAGCTGACTACTAAATACCCATCACTAAGTGGGCTTGGAGTTAATATACATTCTTTCACTTTGCGATAATATATTTTACCTTTTTTGTTGTTAGCAACTATTCTTTCTAAAGATTTAATTCTACCTTGATTACTAACTTGGTATATTCCTTCATACTCTTTAATATCTTTCCAAATTTCTTTCATACAATATCATTTTGAATATTACAAATATAGTATTTAATCATGACATGTCAAAACAATAATGTAATTTATTATATTATCAATTATGCAAATATTTGGCATTAATTATGAATCTAATATATAACTTTTATGTCAATTTTTTGAGTATGATTTATAATATAAGAAATGCTTCTTGTACTTAATCCAATACGCTTTTGTATTTGAGTATAAAGATATTCTTTTGAAACATAACGTCCAGCTTCTCCAAGTTTATTAAGTTCTTCTTGATAAATATCGTGTACTAAATTATCACGTAATATGGAGGAAGTTCTTCGAGTGTTTCCTACTTTATGCATAAGTATTTGTATTTTGTATCCGGTCAAAATCGACCGTGCACAAAAGTATATAGATCATAACTCATGGAAAATCAGTTGTTTCCCAACAAATTCTTTATATCGTCCCAATATATTCTCATCATTTTCCCACTCTCCATTCTCTCATGGAAATTGGATATCATGTAGTTGACAGCACGTTTGGTCTTATGGATATGAGCGGCTATTTGTGAAGGGTACATACCGCTTTCGAAAAGAAAAAATACAAGAAGATACCGGGCATCCACTGTCTCCATATTCTTATCAGACGATAATATTTGGTCTACAGACACTTCTGTTTCTTTTGAAACAATATTAATTTTTTTGGCAAAAATTTCTGACTTGCACATGTTTTTCTAATTTTTTATTCTTATCTTTGCCATGCCACATAAAACAAGATATATCGATGAACAAAGCATAAGACATTTTGTTGAAGATATTTAGCCTCCAACGTGCAGTGTCTTATGCTTTTATCATGTTTTTATGTGGCAATATTAATATGAGCGTTGGGGGCTTTTTTTTGATTCTAAGCCCCTGAAAGAATTACTTTTGTTAAATGAGTTTTTCTATTATGATGTGCCACGCTTCTACCTGTGGCATTCTGGTTACTATTTCATCTTGCACCTCCTTTCTTCTTTACCAGCCAAATGACTACGATTAATAATATTAATATAATACCTATTGAAAACTCTCCTAGTTCTAATTTCGTCTTCTGCCACCATGTTAATTCCTTCTCCACAGGGTAGGGGACTTCTAACTCTTTCTCCTTCTCTATATAGGCTGTATCGCGAATCATCCTGTCACGGTAGACTATATGCCACTTGTCAACAAACACTGAATCGCCTTTCTCTTTTATATGGACAGAATCCTTAATGTAGATGGAATCACGCTCATGCATGGTAAGATAAAGACTGTCAGTCCTTATAGTTTCTACCGGGACATACCTTATGCTCCGGCATGATCCAAACAGCAATAGCAATGCTATCCCTACCGCAATCCATATATAGACTCTTTGTCTCATAGCAGGTCCCATCCCTTAAAAATGTCCTCCATTACGGCAGGGACACCATTTTCAACATAAGATATAGCAGCAGCCAAAGAGCACATCGTATCTTTATCCTCAATATCCGGAACATATACCGAAGGTACTTGCATATCCTGACATACCCGTCTGATGTAAGCCCCTGTATTGTTCTCTGTCTGTGGGGCCCATCTTGTAATAAAGTCCGCGATACAAATACAGTTATGTCTCCTTCTGTAATTCTGTAATGTGCGGATCAAAGCACGATAACCCCATTTCATTTCTGTAAACTGAAAAAAATCCTTGTCTGTCTGTTTTTCTCTCAACCCCTGCCATTTATCGAGGGTTATGCGAATATTACCGGGGTTATTGTTTCTCAATCCTCTTGGTAAACTTTTCATTTCTTTCCCTCCTTTTCTTTTAATTGCTCTATCAAGTTATTAAACCGGCTATTAATATAGATGCTTATGCCAAATACGCTACCGGCATACAACAGACACTGGGCAAACAACCACAATACACTATCATGTATCTGCCCCATAGGTTCCGAGCACACAAAACCAGCCACAGCCAAGGACGCTCCCAAAACAAGCATTCCCACAGCAGTTGAATACTGGATGTTTTCTTTTGTCTCCTTTCTCATTGTGCAATAATTTATATGACTTTTACTATCCTTTTTTAATACCATCAATTACACGTTTTGGATTACCCGATTTTATCAGCTAACCTTTGTTTTGTATGACAAAATAAAAAAAGAGCCTGCCACGGGAACTAATCCGCAACAAGCTCTTGGCTTTATACTGTATATGATATGTCCTTTCGTCATAAATATAAGTGGCGTGCATCTTCACACGCTCCCCACAAAGATAAATATTGTTTCCCTTATTACAAAAAAAATAACCGGCAATTAACGTCGGTTATCATGATAGTATCTTATAGCCTCATTGACATATAATGATACTGATTGCTCCTTATCCAAGATAGCAGCTACATCTTCCTCTATCGTGACAAATATTTTTCTTACACCTCTAACCTTGGGACGTCTTGGCACACCATTGCTGTCCAATATCCTGTATATTGTCTGCTCAGACCGTACCCCTGTTTCTCTTATTATCTCCTTGATAGCTATCCCGTCCTTATATAAGGACAATACCCTAGACTCTTGATCTAGGGTAATAGAACGTCTTCTTGCCATAATTAATATATTAACGCATCCTCTATTCTTGCTGACAACGGTTTTCCCAACTGATCCTTTACATTAGACCGTTCCAGCTCTATACTCAACCCATCCATATCAATTCCTGTTTCTTTAGCAAGATCCATTACTTGTTCCTCATCACGTGCAATAGCGTGATACAATATCGTTGCCTCATGATTTTCATCGTAGATATTATAACTGTTCATAATTATGTTGTTTTTATTGTTATTGATCGGATTAGAACTCAACAAATATCAATGTTTCCATGAAATCTGATTCTTTCACCCACATGTGATTGTTTTCAAAACCATAGTCAAAGAACAGCTTAAAGTAAGGGTATTGTACTATTAAAGAGTTCATGCAACCTCTTAATTCATCTTCTGACATACAAGAAGTGATTTCATTGATAATTTGAACGAAAAGGTGTAAAACTTCTGGTTCACAATTTATCAGTGGATTTTCTACTATCGCTTTCATAATCTTCTTTGTCTTTTAATTATTATTTATTGCTTTATTATCACAATGCAAATATACTATATTGTGATGTAATAGCAAAACAAATCACAATATATTTTCTTGCATTGTGTAATATTTAACATTTGGATAAAAAAAAGAACAGCCGCCAGCAAAAAGCACAGCAGCCGTTCAATCCACGTCCTACTCTCTATCCCATTCTCACGAGAAGACAATAGCAAAGATATCAATTCTAAAACGAAATACAAAAAGAAAACTATATTAATTAGTTATAGAGAGCCAATTTTGAAACAAAAACCAATCTTCTTAAAAAATTGCCATTAATGCAATATTTTTTACTTGCAGGATGAATGAAAAGAATTAATAGAACGGAAAGACTGGCGAGTTTGTATTTTTATTGACAAATGAAAATAGAGATGGACCGAAGTCTGAAAAACAAGTATAAAACAGATAGCCTCTATAGATTTCTACTGCCTGAGGTATTTTTCCGAGTATTTTTGAAATTTTATTTGATTTTGTTTTACATTTCTACGATTATAATACTTCTGGTTAGCCCTTGTCAGATCCTTGATGATTGTTTCATCAAACACTTCCGAATATATCTCTGTTGTCTTGACCGATGTATGGCCCAAGAGTTTTTGGACGGTGGTTATCGGAACGCCTTGGTGAACCAAGAGAGTGGCACAAGTGTGTCTGCTGGTATGGTAGGTGAACTTCTTGCCGATATGCGCCATTCTTCCCAATTTCTGCAATGTCCGATTAGTGTCCGAATTGCAGCCTAATGCAGCCAGTTGTTCGATGCTGTCGTACTTCCGCATTATGCCCAGTGCCTTTCCGTTAAATAATAGATATAGCGGGATATTAAGTTTCACGCCTGTTTTGACGCTGTTTAGGACCAACCATTCCTTTCCGTCAACTGTTACGAGATTCTTACAGGTAAGTTGTTTAAAATCAGAGAATCTCAATCCGCAATAGCAGCAGAAGAGAAATGCGTCCAGTATGTGCCGGCTGTTGTTCTTCCTGTCCGGCAGTTTAAGATTTTCCAATTTTTCCAAGTCGACAGGCATCAGGAAGTTATGTTCCTTCTTCTCCCGCTTGATCTTGAACTTACGGAAAGGATATGCCTCCTGTAATATATAGCCTTCATTAATCGCCTCATTCACCAAGGTACGAAGTATTCTCATGTGTTTCCCTACCGTGTTTACTTTCAATCCCTTGTTGCGGAGGAATGCGTCAAATTCCTTTAGAAACGTATAATTGATGTCCGTGAACTCTATCACGTTCCGAAATTCCTTCAATGTGGCTACCGTGCCCAGCATGTTATCCTTGGTTCCCGGTTTCCTATCGGAATTCACTATAACCTGTTGGGCGAACTTAAGAAACGAAACCACGGGTTTTACCCCCTTCCTTACAGCTTCCTTCAATGTGGATAAGTTAGATTCAAGACCTCTCTTCCAATAGCTTAACTCTATAGCCTGTAATTCCAATATATGCTCATATAGCATTGCATTAAGTTCTTGCGACTGCGGATGGTTGATTACTTGGGCGCCATCCTTACTCCAACATTCCGGCTTTAGATAGATATTGGTTTTAAAGTATACCTTCCTCTGATTCAGATAGGCTTCTATTTGTACAAGGGCTGTCCCCTGTCGGTTTAACTTGTTTTGGCGGTTATAAACTAAACGATATCTGATCTTCTCTAACATACTCAACTTTTTGTTTTTAAAGTTAAAAAAATTCTTCTGCATTTACAAAATAAACCACAAAAATTGTTCTGGGGGGACTTTTGCAAAATGGAAACTATATAAATCTATCAGCAAACACAGGTTCTCCGGCTTTATATAGGATTGATTTTACAAGGAATTTAAATTTGGTTGTTAAGATTGTTGGTGAAGGTAATTCGAAAACAGTAGATGACTACTCTATTGTCTGCGGACATGGCGGTGGTAATAATTTATGTATTACTCATAATTCTGGACCGTCATCAATAAGAATGTATAGAGATAATGATTACAATTACTATGTTTACGTGAGTGGGTGGGGATACGCTGTAGCATATTTTGCCAACCGCATACCGATTAATAATGCCATTTCAGCAACTAAAGTAGATATAGATATTAGTACGCTCACACAGGTAGGAATTTAAACAAGAATTTCTGCCTGTCGGCGATTATCAGATTTGGAAGAAATCTCTATATCTTGAAAAATATAGCGGTTTATTCAGATATTTATTACCTTTGCGCTGCACATGGCGTTGTGCATATCAGGATCGGGTGGAACCGGCTTGTACCGGACCACCCGTTTTTTATACCCAAGAATCCCCCCAGAAGTAGGAAATCAGACTACCGTTGTTGTGATTCTCGACCAAGAAGACCAATTCTGGAAATACTATAATTCTTTGGTAACATGAGATAAAACGGACGGGTGTGGACCGGCACCCATCCGTTTTATCTCATTAAAATATGACTTATTTTTAATACTATGTTGTTTGCATTTGTTTCCAGCTATCCCAAACTCCATTATTAGATGCTCGAACAAAAACTCTGCTCTGCAAATCTGTAAAAAACTGCTTGGTATAGCCATTTTTATAAAAAATAGCTTCCAAGTATCCATAATTACTCGGTGTATTTGGTTTATTATCCATTGATTGAACTCCTTCGAGAAGTGTATATCCAGTACTCTTAAATTCATTAAAATCAGTAATACTACCAGATCTCTTTCTGTACCACGTATCATTTATCCCTAACAGTCCTTCCAGTACTGAGGCATTGGCTTTCAACGCCTCACTTAATTCCATCTTTTCCATAATATTTTTTATTTACCAGTTTCCAAATTGTTTTTCTTATAATCCTGCCATGAGTCGGCAAGCTGCCCCACCGAAGCGGAAGTGTAGAGGTCAAGTATATGAATCTCGTCATCGGCAAGCTCCACAAGCTCGTTCCGATAGATCTTCTCCGCAAGCACGTGCGCCGGAAGACCGGGCACGTTCCTGTAAATGCCGTCAGCGATATCCTTACGGATATCCGCTATCACCATATCCTGTCTGTCTATCCCCGTGAACAGGGGAAATTTTGTAAAATCAACTTTCATAATATTCTTAATTAAATACTGTTATCCGCAATAAAACATAACCCAATAATTGCCCATACATTTAATGAATCCGGATGAATAATCCAAATCCATATAGGACGCCTCTCTTCCTCCAGGGGCAGGCAGGATCCGTCCTCCTGTCAGTCTTACCCCGCCGCTCATACGTTTGAAGTATATGGTATGTCCGGGAACATTCGGAGGAAGCGTCACCTCTATGTTACTCGTATTGGTAAACATCACATTGTCATCATTGTTATTCAGGGAGGTGCTGACGGATATGTTCCTCCAGTTGCCCACTATACCCCGGAGAGAAACATAACTGTCATTGTTCGGATGAAGGAAAATGTTACCTCCCTCCACGAACAGGGGAATGCTCGGGGTCTTGATATGCATCCCGAGCATGGCGTTCGGACTCTGTATGTCAATTCCGGCATCATACGATATCCCTTCGATTGTGACAAATTTCGTGTTCCCTCCGATTTTTACACGTGCAAATGTCCTTTCGTTATAAAACTCTATCTGTCCGGCAGACAGGTTGAAACCGACATAGGAATCCGTCCCCTCATAAAGAGTTTTTGAGGACAACATGCCGGAATCTATGGAAAACGGACCGATACGTCCGCTATCCGCCGTGATTTTTCCGCTGATATCCACGTTGACCGCCCTGATACCGTCCGCATCAATCATGGACGCCTTGATCTTCTCGGTCAGCAACAGCTTGGTGGCGATAAAAGTCCAGCTCTGTGCTACCTCCCAGTATTTTATTTTTCCCGAAGCCACATTCTGTTTGGGGGTCTCCGTCGAAACCGACGTATGCGAACGGATGCACAGGTACAGCAGGTTGTCATAAAGTACAATGTCGTAAAACAGCTGCCCTTGCTTGCCCTCCAGGTAAGACACAGACGCCCCCCATACACGCATACGCATGCGCGCTCCCTTATCTCCCTTGTCACCTTTTGGAGCAAAACTGACCTGTCCGGTTCTAGTCACCAACGGCATATCACCTCCTTATTCCTTGGTTGTGATGGTCCATGCCACGTTGCCTCCTGCCTGCTGGCACATGTCCCAAGTACACGTGCCGGAAGTGGCTGCTGTACCGGAAGTGGACGGGTTAAGGACTACTCCTGCACTGTCCATGAACACGAAATAGAAAGTCATGTCCTTGTACTTGGTGGTACTTCCACGCTTGACCAGAATGGGCTTATAGACCACCGTGTCACCACTTTCCCGGATGGTCTCGTCCTCGGGCGTGGGATTCAGGATCAAATCAAACGGATCGGACGCATCCATTACGGACTGCGTGTCCTGACCGATGAGCTTGCCGCCCTGGTACACCTCCACTTTGAACACACCTGTCGTGTCAACCATATCGTTGGTGACGGTCAATGTCTGTGTGGTCTTTCCGCTCAGCACGCTCCACGCACCGTTGACCTGGTTGTACCATTTATACGTCAATCCGGTAGTGATGTCGTCGCTACCCATACGCGCTACGGCTTTCAGAATACAGCTCTGCCCTTTGTCCCGAAGGGTAAAATACTTGTTGTCACCGGCAACGATCGTCACATGCTTCTGGTTCCCGACCCCCTTGGTGATGGGGATGCTATAGACGAACTGGACGGTGTCGCTGGTATTCCCTATCGTCACGGTAGCTTCACCCTTGATGGTACAAGAGGCCGCTCCGCTCGCCTTGACCAGGTTCTTGACGATCTGCAATCCGTAGTAATCCGTCGTACCGGACTGGTAAGGGATAAACTTGAAATGTCCCGTCTCACCGCCAAACGTGTTGGTGGAGACATTGCCCGAGAACTTGATCTCGACATCATTGAAATACCATTTCATGGAGGAAGGGACCACCAGCCCTTCCGCCACCCGCGAAGAGGTGAGAATGAAGGACAAGACAGGCTTGAGCGATACGAAGTCCGGCGCGATGTTTGTCGGCGCGGACGCTTCGCCCATATACTCCTGATACAGATCTCCCTGATTACACTGGATTGACGGCATATAAACGCCGCCCTTTTGCGAAAATATGACCTGCCCGGTCGCGCTGGCCAAACTCATGACGCTCCTCCTTCCCCGGTTGTTTCCGTACTATCCGTGCCTTCGGAGCTCTCTCCCCAAGAGGCCGGTGTGAATACTTCGACGGGATGGTCCGTACCGTCTATCTCTTCTTTCGCCGCCTGCGGGGTCAGACAGATGCCGCCCACTTCCTTGGCTCTCTCAAATACAGTGTCGCCGGGGAAACGTGCCACGTCCGCCTGCCACAATAATACATTGCCATCCGCTGTCCTGTTGCGGATACCGGTCAGATGCAACCGGTCTGCAACCTCCTTCGTTACTTTAATGTAAAATGCCATAATTCTATTATTTTTAATGTTATCCAAATTTTCTTGCTACTACCGCCTTGCCCCCCTGCGTGAGCACCTTGCCGCCTTGTGTCAGCGCCACGTAAGGGCCTCTGTCCTCCACTTCCAGCTTTAACATCATGCCGTTGCTGAAAGGTATCTTGGGAGAATATCCGCCGGCAACCTTGGTATATCCGGAATCTCCGCTCTTCTTGACGTACCAGTGACAGTTAAACATGGCGGATGGATTCGGGATAACCCCCATGGTATCCCGAATGACGGGCTTGGGAAAGATGGCGTAAGTCCCGTCCGGAACACCCGCAGGTACGCCCTCCCAGTCGGCTTCAATCTTCGGAATCCTGCGGCGTATCACCGTAGAGACTGCCGGGTCCGATGCGCCCGGGGTTGATGCCGGAGTCCCGGAAGCCGCATAGGTGGCCTTGCAGACAATCGTGATGTCATCACCTATATAATTGCGGTCAATCTTGTATACATTCTTGTTCAGTGATACAAACTCCCAGTCGTTGTCACCCGCTCCTGTGGTTATCGCCTCCAGCGCTCCCGTAGACAACAGACGGTACCAGAAGAACTTGCATTTGCCCGTAGCCGTCACGTCCGTGTCGCCTACCATCAGTTTGGCCGTGATGGTCTGTGCGGTGATGTCACGCACCGGGTTCCAGTCCAGCGTGGACGGGCTGTCTATCGTCAACACGGGGATGGCATCCGTACCGTCAATGGTGCGGATCACCCGGCTCATTTGAAAAGTGAACAGCTGTCCGGTACGTGTGTCGGCATATTCCGCGTAAAACTCCAGCGTGACGGGTTTTAGGACGGCGACATTTCTTTTCATTGTGATCTGTCCCTTGCTGTCACCGGACTCCGTAATGCTGTAGTCTGTGTTTGTCGATGTGATAAGCGTGCGTGTGGATCCGATGCGCTCGTACCACTTCATGTTGGTCAGCCTGGAGTTGACCGCCCCGATCTTAGTCACCGCTTCCGGGTCCGTGGCGTTGCACCGCGGAAACAGGACCAGCGGTGTCAGCGTATAGTCCGGAGTGTATTCAGCCTTGTCAGCCTGGTAGACCTGCATGTCCGGCACGCTGCCCACCACCTCGATGTTACAACTGGTTTGTAACAGCCGGTAGTTGATTTCTATTTTTCGTTGCTTTGTTGCCATTGTATAAAACCATTTTAAAATGTTACAAAATTCTCCGCCACTTCAAACTGCTGCCCGTCACGCAATAACGCCTGTGCTTTAAACGTACACACCCGCATGTTGGTATAATTCGGTCCGAGATCATCTATCGTCAGAGGAAGATTTTTCCCGGCGCCGGCACGCTTCACCGCCCATGCGTTATCTTCCGATACATTCCCGGTATCACGCGTCCAGCTCACATCAGCGTCAAGTATATGATCCGTCACGTCACGGTTGTACAGCTTGCCGGTAATATATAGCGTTGTGGAAAAAGTCTCGATATCAAAATACCACCCCTTTGTGCTGCCGATCTCTATCGTAAATTCCGGGTTCCCTTCCAGCATAGCCCATCCGGCCGCCGCATATTGCGGCTCGTCGGCGGTTCCCGTCATCAGGCACTTCCATTTGCAGCCGTAGTGCCAGACCGTGTCCGCCCGCTCCTGCGTATTGGTGTAAGGATTGTCAGAGGAAGCGACTTCGGCCGACCAAAAGCCACGGTCCACCAGTTCCTGTACGGGCAGTCCCTGCCAGTCCACCCGGTAAAGTTCACCGAAGATGCCGGCACGGGCGAATATGTACGAGTGCTTATAGTTGATGGGGAGATTGTCAAACAAATCCAGATTGGGCAAACGCCCCAATATCATGTAGTAGTTGTTCTGTTCCAGGACAGGTTTCGTTACTCCTTCCAGCCATACCAGGCACTTGTCCGTGGTGGCGGACAAATACCAGTAGCTTTGCCTGTCCTCATTGATGGCGTTGCCCCTGCGCGTGATAATCATCAGCTCAGTAGGAGGATAGTTCTGACCGCCCGGCACTTCCGAATCCGGATACACCAGTACTGAGATGGAGTTAACCGCAATGTTCTTCGACAACACACGTACCCATGAGGTGTAATGTTCACCAGTAGAAAAGAGCTTGTTAACCATACCGTAGACTACATCCCCCTCTTGGAATGAGGTAAAGTCATTTTCCCAACGCTTCCTGAGTTTGAGTGTATAAGTTCCATCCTCTTCTAATGTGACCGATTCAATGACTCCATTTTCGGAGTAAGACGTATCACCCTCTTGTGCATTCAGGCGGTTATAGATGACCTCCTTGAACACTGCGGAGCCGCGTACCTCAAGACGCTCGAACTGACCGCGCCCGTCAGGATAGATACCGGCGCCCTTACCGGCAATCATGGAGTCGATGAAATCACCGAACTTCAATAAGAAATTTGTACGGTCGGGACGGTCCTTGCAGAGGAAGGTTGCTAATGAGCGTAAAGCAGAGAACACATTACTATTGCTAGGAGCAGTCGAATCATTTGTACGGATTATATAAACCCCTTTTCTACCTCCACTAGTGTACGTCTGACCTTTATAAGTAAGATTGTCAACTTTATTTTCAAGCTCCCCAATTCGGGAATATGCTGTGCTTTCACCGATTGTATATACAGGAGCATCGTAAGGTAAATCAAGCTTTATTTCAAGACCTATAACTCTAGATATCCGACTAGTCTCAAAAAAAGATTTATTGACAAGCTCTATTCTTTGGCCAATGTCAAATGTCCGGCTGATCATGTTTTCTTTTACCCATGATGATGCAAGGGTAGTATTGTATGTACCATCATCGACCATCATCTTTTTTACACAATCCACCGTTTTGTCTCTTAATTCTTGCTCGGCATTTGATACGAGGCCAAGGTCCGTTATCTTCGTACTATCCCAGCCGTAAAGAATGAATTTATCTCCTGTAGTAGGTTTTAATGTTTCATCGGGCAATGTCCTTCCATAATTATCATTGGCAACAATTTCATAGACATCACTTTCAAGTGTTACGCTTCCTAAACTTGTGCCAGCCTTATGAAATGTTACACCAAAATCCATACCATTAAGTAAACCAGACTGGAATACCAACCTAAGTTCTTCTCCATCAATAATATAACTTTCATCAAAGACAAGCCCACTAGTATCGGTTACATAATAAAATGTCTGGGTTACTGTTTCTTGTGTTTCTTCATCTTCTATCGTAGACGTATAACTGCCAACCGTACCAACAACACATTCAGTACGTGGATAGACTTCATCAAGGAATATAATATCTTCAATAGCTTCCTCCTGCGGCATTTCCGTACCTATATCATAACCTTCTTCACCAATATATACCCTTTTACCATCCTTATACCGATAAGCATCAATATACGGTGTTCCTTCTGGTAACATCAACCGCTTTTGAACAATACCATTTACCACTACTGTTTCATCAACAGGCCGATAGTTGGAAGGAATGTTTCTTGTTGATCCAAAAGCATACACACGTGTAGCATAGGTTCCCTGGCTTTCACTGCGCGGCATTTCTTGGGCTTCCACACCCAGCTCTATCCTAACAGCATCTCCATTCTCACAACGTCCAAATCGGATAATATTATCTTCTACCCACCACTCACAATTCCACGTTTCTGCCATGTTAGTAAGAGCATCCAGCAGATTGGTATTCTCATAAGACATCAACTTAGCTGAATCCTCTACTGACGAATCTATAGAAAAATCGAAATCATTACCCCTGTATTTGTAACCAAGAGCTTGTAAGTTTCGGAGGAACACACCTAATTGCATATCCAATGAGGCAGTAAGGTTCCAAGACGCTTCCTGGCCTGCCACCTCCGGCATGTACTTGAATTTCTTATTTTTCCATTTCCAATAGTAAGCATCAAGACGCAACTCGTAATTATAGCCGCCCGTAGACTGGTCATAAGTAGGTGTCGGCAAATCTACAACTTCATATATCTTTGCGAATTTACCACCTAGGGATTCATCTAATATCCCCGACAAGTCCACATAATCACCCATCTTAAAATTAATAGGAGTTAGGACGTTAAAAGGAAGAGTAATGTAATCCTCCTTACCCAATGAATAACGACCTATCGAACCAACGTTGAAGTCTGTGGAGAAACGAATATCTCCTGATATGTTTTTAATGTCTATTAGTCCCATACGAGTATTGTATAGCTTCATACAATGTTATGTAGCAAATATACAAATAAATCACATGATAGCAATTATATTCAAAGAAAAAATCATGTTGTCCTATCCGCAGGATTAGGTTCCACTAATTTCAAGGAAAAACTAGCGATTCCCCTCATAAACTGTGTAAATTGGTTACATGACAAATAAATAGTCTTATACACAACATTTGGCTGATATTTGCTTCTGATATGTAATACCCCAGTGGCGAGTTCTTCACAAAAAGAATTATATCTAACAAAAAACTGATCTTCGCTTTTAGCCGTAAGATTAAATGTAAGTGTAATATTCCTTTCGTCAATCTTGGAATCTGAAGTTATAACTCGCTTGCCGTTTTCCAGACGTGACTTGTTTTCTATAAACTCTTTCATCGGCGGTGGTGTCATTAACGCCGATAAAGAAGAGGTATCCATACTTATTCCCCATGTGGTATAAGCATCCTTATCATTTATATAAAATTCTCCTTCCATGTTACATATTTTTAGTATTATCTACTATCTTATCTAATTTCGATCCTAATTCAAGGATAGGCTTTGTGTATTTTACGATATCTTCCAAATAACCGTTAGTAATCACATGCTGATTCAAGATGTTACCCAACGTAGCATTGCCCTCCGTTGAAATAGAAACCAAAGATCCTATGCCGACAACAACATTTATCATCTGGCTCTTTATTTCCTCATTTGAAACCTGCAAGGCAGTAAAACGTCCATTCAATTCCTCTCCGGTATCTTGAGACATGGTTTGGAAACCTTTGCTGCTTGCAGACTGGGAAGCTGCTTCCTGTGAAATCTTGTCATATCCGGTTGCGGCAGCAAGCTCATCACGCAGTTTCATGGCTTCATCCACATACTTCATATATTCATCTTGCAAGGCTTTCCTTTCCTCTTCGGTCAGCTCGTTATCCTCCATGCTGGCACCAAACTTTTCCCACCATTCCTCCAACTTTTCACTGTATAACTCACCAATCTTATTGGAAAGCATGGCACGCATAAAGTATTCTGATATATCTTCCGATGCTGCCTTCGCATCGTATTTCATATCCATAAGATTGTCTACAAAACTATCATACATAGAATCAAATGACATTCCAGTCAGACCCTCGTAAAGTTCATTCGTCAGTTCTTCCAACGTACCAGCTTGATCAATATAGTCATTCAACTTATCAGTCAGACGATCACCGTATCCACCTTTGCCGGTATTCTGAATGGTTTCCCACATATCTACTGTCTCACGGAGCATTTTCATTTCTTCTGGGGTAAGATTCCAGATATCACCATTCCAATCACGACCAATCTTTCCACTCAGACGGTCTATCTGTTCCTGAGAAAAACCGCCCCAATAATAATTCCAACTATGATGAGAACCAGAATAACGTGCTTGTTCCTGCGCTATACGCTTATAATTATCAATAGTTTCTTTTTGATACTTATAAGCATCCCGGTATGCGGCAACAGACTGCGTTCCCTTGCTTGCCTTCATTTCGTCAGTCAAGTCTTCAATGGCAGTTTGTAACGTTTCGTTACGGTCTGTCAATCTGTTGATAGCTTCCTCGACCTCTTTTTTATTACCGCCAATACCAAACAAAGAATTAAAACCACCGAAAGAAATCGCATTAAGGATATTACCTATTCCATTTTTCAATGAATTCCCAATTGTAACAAACAAGTCTCCAGACAAAACATCACTGATAATCCTACTGACCGCATTTAGAACAGCATCAAGCAGACCACCGACAAGATCACTCAATCCGTCTTTGAGTACGTCAATAATAGACAAAATCCATCCGACAATGGGAACTTCTTGAAGCGATTCCGATGTCTTACCTATGACGTCCTTGAATCCGTTCACGGTTTTGATAATTCCACTATATGCGTTATACAACCCTCCGGATGAAATCTGCTGCAAGCCTCCCAACAAATTTTCCATGCTTGCTTTCAGTCTGGTGGCGGTATCAGTCACATTACGCTGGGCCTGATTGGCGATATCCGTCTGTGTCTTTACATTGGCGGATGCAATGTCAGCATTCTGTCGTGCTATATCAAGGGCATTCGCTGTAACCTGCTTTTCTTCTTCTGTTCCACTCTTCTGTGCTTTGGCGTAATCATCCTGTGATTTCTTTAGTTTTTCCAAAGCGGCTGTTTCAATCTCTATGGCATTGATACGGTTTTGTTCGGCTGTATGATAGGCTTTTACATCCTCTCCAAGTTTCTTGAAGTTGACTCCACTTGTACCACCCAAAGACTTTTCCATCTGGCTGATGGCGTCAATCAATGATTTCTGGCTTGCCTGATCGGAGTTCTTGAACTTGTCAGTCCGTACATATTTTTTTGCTTCGTCCAAGGCAGGCTTTACCATGTCGGAAAACATGGAACCAAACTCACCGAACACAGTAACCCAATCTATATTGGCTTTTATGGCTTCCGTTTCCTTGTTCTGTATGGCAACATCACGTTGTTTCTCCAGCAACTTTACTTGTGCACTATTAGCACCGCTTTCTTCCTGCGCTTTCCTTATTTTTTCCGAATACTCTTGGGCGATAGCCAATTTCTGTTGCTGAAACGTGCCATATTCTTTCAAGTAATCGTTCAAAGCCTGTTGTTCGGCTTTAAGTTGCTCCTTGGTTACATTAGTAATATCTTTATCCCTCATGCTTTCGGCATTGGCATAAGCTTCCGAGATTTCCCGTACCTGCTTGTCGGTCAACTTGCCATTACCGGCTTTGCTCCATTCTTCCTCCTGTTTTCTTATCGCATCAAGCTGTTTTTGATAATCAAAGTCAATCTGTTCCAACTTCTTTTCCGTGCCTTCTTTCATCAGGTTGATTTCATCTTGCTGATTCTGACGGCGAAGTGAAAGAAGTTGCCCATCCAGCTTTTCTTGGTTTTCCTTTTGCTTTTTTGCTAGATTTTCCTGTCTGGTTAATTCGCTCCCAGTTACTCCGCCCAGATCCTTGTATGCCTTTTCGGATGCCTCCATCTTATCTTTGGCTTCTTTCACCTGTTTCGATGTAGCCGTCTGATCTTTGATTAATGACTCATACCCTTTTTTCGCTTTTTCCCATTCGGCTTTAGCATTTGCCAAATCTTCCTGATATGTAGTTTCTTTTGTTTCCTGTCTGTTCTCAACTTCCAATTGGACATTGATTTCCGACAAGACATCCTTTCTTGCGTTTGCCAATTCATTCTTCAGGTCTTCGATACGCTGTGCCTGAACCTTCATTTCGGAACGGTTGTTCTCCTTCTTAGCTAAATTATAAGCCCATTCCGCACTTTTTATCTGTTGTTCCAAGGACTCGACTATAGCCTGTTTTGACTGTGTTCTGGATTTTACAACTTCTTCATTATATGCCTTCCAAAAACCAATCAAATCCTGTATATGACCTTTCTCATCAACATATTTCCTAAAGAGTGCTGGGTATAGTTCCTCAATATCTTTTAAAGCTTTGAGTTTAGTAACATCGGCTTCCACCTCGCTATTAATGGTGCTAACAAGACCTTCCAAAGTACGTTTCCGATCTTCCTCGTCCGTGTTGAGTTTTTCTATTTTCTTGTTATATGAATCTAAAGCACGTTCTGCTGACGTTGTATTATCGGATAACGACCACATTGCAGCTCCAAGCCCTACAACAGCAGTTGCCAATAACACATACGGATTAGTAAACATAACAGCGTTCAAAGCTTTTTGTGCCGTTGTTTGCAAAACCAGCCATCCGTAGTGGGCACGTTCGGCAATAGTTAGAGCGGCAATACCTGAAGCTTGTAAAGCTTGCAAAGCCGTGACTGTCATCACAGCCACTTTATATACGCCATAAGTTGCTACAAGACCAACAAGAACTTTTCCCACTTTCTCATAATTCTCAACCAAATAAGAAACACCGGACAGAGCTTCGTTTATAATTCCTTCATTGGCTTTCCCTATCTCATTGAACATGGTGGAAACAGCATCCTCTATATTAGAAATTTGCCCAGTGATTGTCTTGGACTGTTCTTGCATAAGGTTGTAGAACATTCCTCCCTCATTTGTAAGGTTTTGGATGACTTTCTGGACTTCCGGGAATCCCACTTTCCCTGCTTCAACTAAACTTTTTACTTCTCCTTCTGCTACTCCGAATACTTTTGCCAATTCGCGAATCATAGGAATACCACGACCTGTAAACTGATTTAAATCTGCGGTATATAACCGTCCTTGCGTCATGGTAGTACCATACAAATACACAATATCACCAAGTGGCTGAGAAAGGCCGGCGGCTATGTTTCCAAGACGTATCAAGTCGTCATTTACGTTTTCAACATTTTCTCCATAAGCAAGAAGTTGTTTAGCTCCATTTGCTACGCCTTGAAGGTCAAAAGGAGTGGTAGCAGCCGTTTTTACCAATTGCTGCATGAGGGCATTAGCCTTATCCTCACTGCCAAGCATTGTCTTAAATGCAACTTCCAATTGTTGGAATTCTCCTCGGACTTGTGCAATATTTGAAATTAATTCTTTTGCAGTAAAACCAGCTCCGAATGCTGCGGCAGCTCTAGTCATACGGTTAAACAGTTCTTCAATACCTAAACCGCTTTGCTCTATTTGCTTGGACGTGTTTTTTACACCATTCTCTACTTCACGAAGTCTACGTAAGAAATTAGAATTATCACCTGTAATGTCAAAATGTATTCCAGCCATAGGTCTTTTCGATAGAAATAGTTCCGTGCAACATCACACGGCATTGCAAATATAACAATAAATGACATAGTTAGAGTCACAAAACACACAAAATATATTCAACGGTTTATTTTCCCATCTTTAATTTTGTTTATATTATTATATAAATATATATTTGTAAAATATTACAACGTAAAAAGCAGAGCAATGGATTTTAAGGATCAAGTTGTACGGCTATCTGATAATATAAAAAAACAAAAAGACAAGATAGCTACAGAAGAAGCTACAAAAAACGCATTTATAATGCCAATGATTGCAGCCTTAGGATACGATGTTTTTAACCCTTTTGAGGTCGTGCCTGAAATGGATTGTGACTTAATAAAGAAAAAAGGAGAAAAAATCGATTATGCCATAATGAAGGATGAAAATCCTATACTTCTTATAGAATGCAAACACTGCAAGCAAGACCTAAACCTGCATGACACCCAACTACAAAAATATTTTGTAGCGTCAAAAGCCCGTTTTGGCGTGCTTACCAATGGGATAGAATATAGATTTTACACCGACTTGGAGAAAATCAATATTATGGATGAGAAACCTTTTCTTATCGTGAACATGCTTGACTTATCAGATGCGGATATAGAGCAACTAAAGAAATTCCATAAGTCATATTACAATGAAGAGGATGTTCTAAGTACGGCAAACGAATTGAAATACACGACAGAAATAAAATCAATATTGAATAACGAATTTGCATCACCTACAGCAGAATTTGTTCGATTCTTCGCACGTCAAGCCTATACTTCAGGTCAAATCACATCGAAGGTGATAGATATGTTTACACCACTCGTAAAGAAATCCATCACATCTGTTATTAATGATATTATTTCAGATAGACTAAATACAGCTATAAAAAACAGCGAGCAAACATCTGACTCACTCCAAACGATAGACAATACATCCATAAATACTTCCACAGAAGATACAGAAAAGAAACTCCCGGACGGAGTTGTATACATGGATAAAGAATCCGGTGTCGTAACAACACAAGAGGAATTAGATGCCTACAACATCGTAAGAAGCATTTTAAGAAAAAGCGTGGATGTGTCACGCATAACCTATAAAGACTATAAAAGTTACTTCGTTGTAAATATCGATAACAGCCAATGGTTCTGGATATGCCGTGTTTCTATCGGAGCAAGAAAAAAGCAAATAGGAATACCGGTAGACCAATATAAGAGTTGTGAATGGATTCAGATTGACAACATGGATGATATATTTAAATATGCAGACAGACTTGAAGAAGCACTTAAAATGGCAATAAAAAGTTGTGAACATTAAAATTAACATTAGTATTTACATTATGAAGAAGAAAGTTTTATTTTTACTGACCGTATTTCTTTATTCAATAACAGCTTTTGCTCAAGAAAAAAAAGAAGTTATCATTAAAGCTGGTACAATTGTTCCTTTGGAATCCATAAGTAATGTCAGAGCCTCCAAAGCACATGAGGGGCAGAATATTGATTTTAAAGTTTCCAGAGATGTTATCATAGACAAGGTTGTAGCCATACCGGCCGGAACTATAGCTAAGGGGGTAGTGTATGAGGCGAAAAGATCTGCATGGTTTGGAACCAAGGGAAGATTAGGAATCAGGATGCGCTATTTAACTTTGCCATCTGGTGATAATGTGAACTTCTCATCATCTGAAGTATATATAACAGGAAAAAACAGGACTCCTTTATCTGTTGTAATATTCTGCTGCACCTGTATCCCTCTGCCTTGTGGTTCCAAGGCTGAGATGAAAATCGGTTATGAGTTTGATGCATCAGTAGCAAACAATACCGTAGTAATAGTAGAATAGTCATTTTCTGATTATCCTATTTCACCGATAAATCGCGAGAGTTTTTGTATAACCCTCGTGATTTTTTTGCCTTTTATTTATCGCACTGTTCTATTTGTCGTATTTAATCCCATTTCATGGCTTTGATTTTTGCCATATTTGCAGGGTCATCGGCATTGATGATATCACGGTCTTGAGGTATGTTAACTCGCTTACGTTCCTCGTCAGACAAATATATGGACGTTACGGAATCGGCAAGGAGCAATTGTAAATTGGCATAGCTAATACCCCAAACAACATATTCAAAAGTCCATCCGTACCGTTGACAAGCTGTATCTATCAATGTGCCATATATGCTTTTGCCGCCAAATGTAAGAGAATTATTATCCTTCTTGGCTCTCATGGCTTTTGCTTGCCATTCTTTTTCCTTATCTATTCCAAGGTGTTTTATATATGCTGATATGTCTCCTTCTGACAATACCATAACCAATAGTTGTGCCATACTGTCATTATCTATTTCTTTATAGAAGAAATTACATCTTTCTTGTACAAAATCATAATCAAACAATTCTTCTTTCTTATTGATGGTATGATAGGACAAAATACGGCACACGCTTTCTTTTTTTTCCTGACATATTCTCAACGCTTCCATATACGGATTAGCCTTGATAATTTCCAGATTTATGCCAAGACACTCCACAAGCCTTGATATTAGGTATGTTTTTCCAAGAGTAACCGGATATAGATAAAACTGACGTTGATTTACTTTAAAACCATGTGGACGTTCAATTATAGTATCCGCAATGTCCATGTCTATAAGTTTCCCATCTTCTAACATAACGGTTCTTGTTTTTTTAATTAATGCCGGATATCTTCACAGACAACCGGCATGAAAAGACATATGAATAACAAACCAAATTTTCAAAATCGAACGGAAACACAGATTCGAACTGTAACCTAATGCCTGGTAGACATACGTGCATCCATTACACCATTTCCGCAATACACGTGGGTATAAAGCCCCCACGGCAGGCTATCATCCTGAAAAACTATCCACCTACCCTAGGATTAGGAGCAACTTCAAATTTATCTCCATCTCCAGATTCATCTTCTGGGTCACATTCAACCTTAGTCGGCTTACCAGAAGTAGGCGTTGTTATAATCTTACCCCATTGAATCTGTTTTTTGTCCGAACCCGGCTTCAAAGCATCAAAGGTATACGCCCAAATACCACCATCTGCCGCTGTAAATGAATCCTCAACAGAAACGGTAGTTTTTTCCATACAGAATCCCTGAACATCAGGATCTTCAGGCTGTAAAGCAACAGCATAATTATGTGCTACCACTCCATCACTATCACTTATAGGACGCTTACGCCCTTTTGCAGCACGAATATTGAAAGTAAGAGCATAGGTGTTTTTTCCATACTTTACATCCTCGTTCTCTCCTCCTTCAATCTTTGCTTCTTTCTTGTCACCTTTTGTCGTTGTCAACTGTGTGGAATCCTCTACCGGAGTAGGCAATTCTTCCCATGCAGGTGATACTGCATCAAGGTCTTTAATAAAAATACGGGGCTTACCCCATCCGATTACTGCCATAGTTCTATATTGCTTAATATAGTTAATACTTATTCGTTATTTATCTCAATATACAGCTTGTTGTTGATGAAATGTTCCGTGTGTCCATCCTCAAAAGAAACACCGGTAGACATGACTTTTTGACTACATTCTTTAGGAACTGTATGAAACTCTTCTTTACGTATATAAAAGAGAAACTTACACAAGTCACACAATTCCCCTATACGGAGTGTATGCTTTTCCCATGCTTTTGTTCTAGAATTCCATTGGTCCCTAACATAAACATTGACATTCACATAAGCTCGCTGGATCTGACCGCATCCCTCATTGGCAAGTACAGATATGACAATATCCTCCTTGTCCGATTTATCTGGTCTACCCCTATCACTCAATTTCCCGGTTACACTTCTTTCAAGGATTGATCCTTTAATCTTGTGATATACAAATTTTGATATTTCAATGTCCGATTTCATCATTTAGCAATCTGTATCTTTAATTTTTCAAGCATCTTGGGTACTTGGTCTATTGCCCATAGCTCCGTTGACGCAAGCACATCCTTGTTATCCATCGCTTCCACATATTCAGCATAATTCATTCCGGCAACAATAACAAGAGCATAGTCATTGGAATATCTTCTAGCCAGTTCTTCTGCTAAGTCTTTGCCGACTTTTACACCTTGTGAACCCTGCTTCACCTGATTAAAGTCTGAGTATTGGATAATACTGCCATTATGGGCTATTACATAGCCAACTGAGCTACGCAAATTACCAGACTGATCATACCAACTTTTATCACCACCTCTATCACGTACCCTGATAACACATTGTTCTCCAAGATACGACAAAGCGCGTATTGTTAGCCTTTCAACCCGTTGTGCCTCCCTCATAAGTGTATTATGAATTTCATCAAGTTTGGTAGCCATTCTTATACCCATATCCTAAACCCAAATTTTGCACTGAAGCTGGTAACGATGAAAACCTTTCACTTCAAATTCTCTTTCTATTCCTCCGAGCAGACTTATCTTGACTCTATCTCCTATTGTAAAAGCACGGCAGTTTGCTGGTATATTACAAACCTCATAAGAGTATTTACGTATTATGCCATCTTCAAATTCCCTTTCATCCGATTCACCGGCAGGAACAGCATCACAGGGAATTTCACCTTCCCAATGTTCTTCACCCGAATGGTAATCTCCGTTTTCATCCTCGTATCCTGAAGCAGATACAAGGTATTGCAAACGATGTGGATTTCTACTCAAAACAGCCATACTACAACAAACAGTCACCTACATACACCGTTGGTTTTGCCTCCAGTTCTACTAAAGGTTCACCAATAGTCTTGTAAATGGAGTTAACACGTAAAAGTATCCGTTCTTTATCTTTATCAGATAAAGCCCCGAAGGACTTGTCTGCTTCAGAGAAATTGATAGCCTGGACCAAAGACCAAAGACAATCAGCTAAAGCTCCCTGGTATTCGTTAGAATGATCTATATCATAACCAAACTCATCATCACCATTGAGATTACGTTTAATCATCACATTCTCTACAAAACCGATAGAAATCGGATAGTGTATTTCGTCTACGAGAGCTTGCTGTATTGTCTTCATGGCTTATTCTGATTTATGAGATTCAACTGCGGATTTCAATTTCGCTTCGTCAAAGTCATTCAGCCTGTTCACGGCGGCAATCAGCTTGTCATCTGCAATAGTTGAAGCTAGATTTTTGCCTGTTATTTTATTGAATTCCTTGACAAACTCCGGCTTCTTGTAAGTATTTCCCCAAATAGTGATTTTCGCATCCGTACTGTCAGAAGTTTCAGCTGAGGTATCTACCGCCTGAGCTTCCGAAATATCAAGAGAGTAGATTTGATCCACGTTCTCAATAACAGAGAGCACAAGAGCCTGCCCACTCGTAGTTTCGGTAAACGGCTCCGTTGTTCTGTAACGGCTGATGAGTTTGTACTCATCAACGGTTGAATAAACAACACCCTCTACCGGATTTGTCTTTTCCGCAAGCGTTCCCCACACCAAAGCACCGACTTCTTCTGTGGTAAGGAAAATCAACTTGTTCTGGTTCCACGGCTTGTACGGTTTCCTTTTGCCGTTCTTCTCTGAGATGATTGAACGGTCAATTTTCAGGAAAGCAACCCCGTTGTTATCATCCGCAAATGCTTCGTCAAACAAAGATGCTGTCGGAACAGGGAGCTTTGTATTACTGTCAAAAGTCTGACCGCGATAATTGGCTACCAGTTCTTTTGCCCCTTGCGTCTGACGCAACTTGTTGTAGGTGGACAATGCAATGCAGATAGTGATGATTGTGTCGCCGTTATTGTCAGCATAAGCCAATACACGCTTAATGTCATCAAGCGTAAGCTCATTTTGCGTCTCAACACCAAAACAGTTTTCAGGCAGATAGCCGAAATTGATACGCAAAGCCGTACCGGTATTGTTTTCATCCTCCACAGCTACAATACCATTAGACAATCCGGTCAGGAAGTTCGCTTCATTCTGTTCGTCAATACCGACAGAGCAAGCAATCGGGTCGGAAGTCAGCTTATTCGCGATGTTCGTCCATTCCGCACCTTGCGCTTTCATTATGTTAACGGTATTGATATCCGATTCAAACATGATTTTTTTCATACCGATTTTCGGCAGAGAACCATTGGCGTGAGCAATGGCATCGCGGCTTTTAATCGGAAGTGGCGAGTTCATCGACACCATGTCGGCTGCTACATAAGTAGTGTTTACCGCAGCGTTAGACCATTTCTGGTCTGCCGAATAAACCTTTCTCAACATAGATTTATGCAAATAGGTGCGTTTGTTGTCACCGTTCCGCTTGCCGTTCACTGTATCTACTACATTCTGGAGTCTCGGAAAGATTTTTCTGATGTACTCCACAAATTGTGATTGTACCATTTTTTACCTCCTCTTTTAATCGTGCATGAATACTAATCCAGGCAACTCCGTCTTCATTGCAGTTTTGATATTATCCACTGAATACGGACTTGCTTTATCATTCACTTCACCATCGTACATGATTGCTGCTAAAGGAGCATCCTTTGTAACGCTTCTTACCAATACACCTACATAATGATGGCTACCGGGCAATGTATCATATTGATCATAATTCGATGCTTTTAGCGGCATAGGCTTGAATAGTGTTTCGTCATCATCTGATGCGATAATAACATGACCAGCCTTAATTACATCATATGGATAACCACTGACATCAAGCGTGCGACCACCAATGATACCAGCACCGTATCGTCTGATTACAACCGAATCAAGACCAGAAGTAATCACCTGCAATTCACTTGCTAAATTTGCTGTTGCACCCATTTTTAATACTTAGTTTTTTGTTAATGTTTAGAATGTGTCAGCCAACGCTTTGATTTCAGCGTCACTAATCACTTCATCTTGTTTTCCCGAACTTTTACCACTTGCGGCAGGCGGATTAGCCAATGTAGACAAACCTGCATCTGCACATTCTTGGTTGTAATTCTTCAGGTCTTCCTCAACTTCCGAATAAAACTCGTCAAACTCCTCTTCGGTTTCAAATTTCATGCGGTCGAAACTTTTCAGGATGCGACTGCCGAAAGAACCCGAATCTTTGAGCAACTCGTTGAGCTTGGATTTTCTTGATGTAGTGACTTTTTCACCTTTCAATACCGAAATTTCATTGGTAAGTGTATCAACCTTGTCAAGCAATCCCTTTGCCCATGCTGGAGCATCATCATTACTTTTATTCTGCTGAGGATCATTTTTGTTTGAACCCGTCTGACGATTGTTTGAAGTGTTCGATGATGTATCATCGCCGTCATCGGTTTCGTCATCGCCATTCTTTTTGCGGTTTTCTTCGATTACTCGATTTGCAAAAGACTGGCTGACTTGCAGGTAGGGGAGAACCGCATCAATAGCTGCTTCAATTTCTGCGTTTACGTCCTCATCGGAGGCATCATCTGTGGAGGTTAGGTTATCGGCAATTCTAGCAGCGATACCCATCACCTCTTTTTTATTGAACCCGAACGCCTTCACTTTCGGTTTCAATTTCAACAAAACCTGTTGTTTTCTATCCATTGTACAATGTTTTAATTAATAAAAACGGCCTGCAAAACATTACATGCAAGCAGACCGTCAACCTTCTTAATCATACATTAAGAGCAATGAATGTATTCACGACAAGTTCGGTTGCATGTAACTTCACATGCTTTATGCAAATATACGAAAAGTGATTCTTTTTACTTCACTTTAATTGTTAAACTATTATAATAAGACACATAGTACGAAAATAATCTTGTACTCCGTGTTATGAAACTGAATGTATCTGTATATAAGCAGTTATTATTTAAGATATGACGGGTTATCCTTTAAAAAATATGGCAAAGTTCCATTTCTCTTTGCATCTGCTATGCGTTGGGAATTTGTGCCAATCCACTGTTTAAATGCATTCGGTACATCCTTGACTTCATTCACACTTTCAGTCGTAGATTCACTTCTACCATCCCATTCCCAAAACTCTTCTTCTGTTTTAAGGATAGGTATTTTATAGCATAAATCATTCGGATGCCAGCCAGTCCAAACGAAATCTTTAGGATATTTACCTGCTAACCTATCGCATATATCCCCATGTGGCATACGGTGATGATGTGAAGAACTTAGCTTTATTTCGTACCCCACAACGAAATCCATTTGTTTCCAACGCTCATTTTCAGCAGTCCGGTAAGCCATGTTAATTTCAGATCGAGCCAGTCGGATAGAACGGTATTCGCAATCCTTTAAATGTTCTGCACTACCATACTTGTCTTTATAATCTTTTTGCAGTGATGGAAAATCAAGCAGATATTTAGAGATTTGTTTACTCAAAGTAATAGCACTTGTTCCTTTCTGAATAGCGCAAGATATAGCTGCTTCAAGTTCTTGTTTATAAATGGTGGATTGTTGCCAAAGTTTGGCAGAGACATTAAAGCCTTTATCCTTGCGGTTTTGGAACGCTTTCAAAGCATCAGAGTTTACTTGATATAAGACTTTGTATTTTTCCCCATCAACTTGGGCATTATAAGCCTTTAGAACTTTATTTGCCATCAAGTCTTGCACTTCATTACTATTTTTCCATTCTTCACTAATACCTCGATAGATAATCGTATGAATATAATTAACAAATTGAGCCTGTATATCCTCTATCTGTTTTTTAGTCTGTGGGTAATCAGACCATTTAAAAGGATTTTCACTATTAGATGAATAATCAGTGCGTAATACAGCTTTAGCAGCTTCCAAATTCAGAACATCATATATATGCTCCACTAAAGCTACATATTTATTCAGCCTTGTGTTAAGCTCTTGATATTTCTTCTTTTGATTCGGAATCTTAGGTTTTGACATATTGGTTTGTTTTTAATCTATTTATTAGAGTAGGCAGAAAAATCACGGTGGTAAGACAAAAAAGATTGTTCTGTTTTTAAGATTGGCTCATTTCTTATTGAACTTGTCACATACGTCACGGTTAAGAAAGCGGCTGGAAGTGAAAAACGGACAACGGCACATGAAGAACTCACCTTTCAAGTTCTTCTCGTGCCGGTCATAGCTATGCACGCAATCCCGACAATGATACTTAGATTGTGTTATTACTTTTTTTGCCATATACAAATTTGTTCTTTCTTTTATCAACCATCGGATATAAATAATGCTTCACTATAATTTTGCCACAGATAGGACAATCTTATACTACATATTCTACCGTAATTATCTTTGAATGTCTTTTCATATTTATCCCTCCTCAATTCTATCAGGTGCCGGCATTTCCAGCAGCCTGATAGCCTTAATCGTTTTTCTACCTTCTAAAATAGCTTTGCATAATCTATGGTATCCATCTGCTATTTGTCCTACTTCATCCAGTATAATAGGGTAGTCTAAAGAACAATCACGAACACGTTTGCATTGAAAGATAAAACTATGAAGCTGGCTGCACTCAAACGGTTCAACAGTCAGGTCTATATTCCACAATGGCATATCACATACAGGGTATTCCTTTGCTTTCGCGAAATTATAAAGTGTCTGGGCTTTCCATACTTTATTTCCTCTAAGGTATTCGCTTTCGGCAAAGGTCATATTATCTATTGGTACTTTCATGTTATTCCGCACTTTCAAATAAACCGTTCATTCTTGATTGTTTTGCTTGTAAATCCATCGCATCTTCTTTATGTATCTGATCCAAAGTTGCCTCCGCATTATTAGAACCAGCTTCTCTAATAGTTTGCAACTGGCTCTTGATTGGCTTGCCACCATTCTGTTTTATAAGTCTATCAGTCATTGCATCCTCGTCCATTTGGATAAACGGAGTAATGACATGCTCAACTTCTACATTGTCAATCTCTTTAACCCATGAAGTATTCATGCTTTTCAAGAAAGCCTTGATTACACTGCATTCACGCTCAAACGATTCTATCCAATCACCACTTTCATCACCTACTTTCAGATGGGCATCAGTCAGCAAGGTCTGTCTAGCATCAAACCCGATATTTCCTAATGCTTTCATGTTCTCGAATGATATATCCGGAATTTGTGATTGTGACCAGAATAGACTAATCAGGGTACTTACATGGTACTTTAGTGCTTCGATAGCCTGAGACCATGAAACATAAGACACATCACCTCCATTTTCAACACGGAATATCCTACGGCTTTCCCCCTTATCTTCTTTTCCTTGTGTAGCCCCTGCAATTTTAAGGATAGGAGCACTGTTGTAGGCGATAACATCACTATTACGAGAAAGGGTATATTCTATCTCATTACGCAAATAAGACAAACCATGATAAATAGGAACTGGGCGATGAACATAAACACCGGGGATCTTCAATATAGCTATTGGTTCCGCTTTGATTTGTTCCCACCCAGATCCTTGCTGCTTCCACTTGTAATGGATCTTAGAAGTATATGTTTCAAAAAAAGCAATTTCTTCGTCCTTGACTTTCTTCTTGTATTCAAAAGACATAGCAACCATATCTCCCAACTCGTCAAACAACGGATACAGCCCGACGCCCTCCATCGGGGAATAGGTCTTGCATTTCAGCTTAAATTTACTTTGAAAACCATATAGAGAATTGGGATTTTCAACCGTATACCAAATGGTAAATACCTCGCATGACGCAAAATAGGCGTTGCCACGTTTAATATTCTCACTGTCTATACGAGCATACTTGTATATATTCTCAATTGCTTTCGCTATTTGTTGGCGAGTTTCATTGTTCTCAATATTATGATAGACACGTTTTACTGGAATGGAAAACATAAACTCTGTCATCCGTTTTGTAAGGAGTTTTTCAAGACCGATATAAATACGGGAAGCTTTTTCTACCGTACCATCAGATTTTACCTTATCTTTTCGACCAATGTTATCATTTACTATCGAATGCAATGTTGGTTCATAGTCTTTAATAAGATTATCCCATGAGGGGACATAGACTGACTTTCCTTTTAAGTCGTTGATGATATTATCAACCGGGCGCGTAATGTCTAATATAGCTGTTATTTCGTCCATAAATATAGTAAAGTGTCACTTGACACCTTTTTTTATATTGATTATTTAGATAGGAATTTATTCACGAAATATATTTGTCCTTTGCCGGTTACTTTGGTAGTGGTTGTTACCAATACCGAACCATCCGGCTTGGTAATTGATGTTTTCTTCAACTCAAAAAGTCCCAATTTCATAGATTTCTGCGTTGGCTGATTATAATAATCACCTTTTTGGCAAAGATAACCGTTCTCTCGCATCCAACCGAACAAACGGTTCTGACCGATATTCACTCCGTTCTGTTGGAGAATTTTTGCCAATTCAGCAATAAGGCACGAACGTTGAGAGGTACATACAGCATCGGCAAAAAGGACTTTAGGAGCATCTTTTTGGATCTTCTGCTCAGCCTCTATAAGACGCTGTTCTTTTCGTTTCAGTGTTTCTTGTGCCACAATAAGCGCACGTGCCATGATTTCTTCTGGAGTGTCGTCCATTTTGGTAGCGATGTAGCCACCTGTCTTACGGATACATGGCAACACTTCGCTTGTTACCCATTTGCGGAACTTTTTAGCTTCAGGCTTACGACTATCCAATATTGTATCATACAAACCATCCTCATCAACAAAATTTGCCTGTTGGATTCCACCGGCTGTTTCAAGGGGATACTTTGAAAGTACATCCTTATCTAATCTTTGCGCTACCTTACTGGGAATCAAATCCAAAATCTGGCATACATCTGCCAAGCAAAAGAAAGGTTCGTTATTTTCACCCATCGCAATTCTTACCTTTCCGAATTGCTCATTCTCAAAAATTTTAATTGTGTTCATAATGTAGTTCCGTACTCCTTCATACGGTGATTAGTTACACATGATACTGCTCCAAAAAGGAACCGGATAGCACAATACGTACTACCCGGTAACGTGAAGGAGCACGTTAGCATCAAATGCTATGATGCAAATATAATAAAAGTGGCTGTAAAAATGTCACATTCAACAGAAAAACTTACCTTAAATACAATATTTTATATTATCTGTTTGTATTTGGTACTATTTTTAGTACCTTTGCATAAACAAACGATTATGGGTACAAAGGAAAAACTAATAGAACGTATTTTGTCATGCCCAAAGGATTTTACCTATGATGAAGCAAAACGCTTATTCGGGATTTTTGGATACAAGGAAAGCAACAAAGGTGCTACATCAGGTTCCCGTGTTGAGTTTATAGGACCAGACGAAGAAGCTCCTTTCATTTTACATAAGCCACATCCCGGAAGCATTTTGAAATCATACGTGATAAAAGGAATAATTGAGCATATAAAGAAAAACAATTTGATTGAGAAATATAAACAATCTAAAACAAAGTAGTATGGGACTTTTAAAATACAAAGGATATTCCGGTTCTGTAGAATACAGTCCGGAAGACAATTGTCTGTTTGGCAAAGTGCAAGGGATGAGAAAAGCGTCAATCCTTTATGAAGGAAAGTCTGTAGATGAGGTCCGTAAAGACTTTGAGGAATCTATAGACTTTTATCTTGAAAACTGTAAAGAAAGAAATATACAGCCTGAAAAGCCTTATAGTGGGAAGTTAAATCTACGTATGTCACCAGACTTACATTCCCGTGTAGCCGCTTTTGCTTCCAGCACTGGAACAACAATTAATGAGTTTATCAATAAAGCCATATCTAAAGAACTTGAACACGAAATAGCTTTGTAAAATAATATATATGCAAAAAATAATACAAGAAATTAAATTTTTTCTTAATTATTTAAGAGAAGATCCATACGAATTTATTGCCATAGTATTAGGTATTTTTTGGCTGTTACTATTACTTGTTGGAAAATAATACCAGAAACAAAGAGAGGGTATGCGATACTCTCTCTTCCAAATCACTTACCATAACTTGTATCAATGACTTTGCAGCCATTTGTTCCGTCTTTCTCTGCACGCCTCTAAGGTAGGTGCACAATAAGAAAACAGCTCACCGTACAATAGAAATGCGCCGACTTTCACAAGCCAGCGCACATAAGAGCAATGAAAACACAAACAAGGAGTGTTTTCGGTTACAAAGGTACTAAAAAAACACAACTACAAAAAGTCTTTAAGCAACTCTTCATCACTAATAAAGCTATAATCTCTAGGATAAAACGTATTCGCTAATGCATCCATATAGTCAGGAGAACGTTTAATACGTTTTTTGATATCTTCTTTAGGCTCAATGATAATCTTTCCATTACTAAGGAACTTCCACTTGGTTTCGGTAGCCTCCTCCATTAACTGATCGCAGGGTGGGAGAGCGGCACCAAAACCATTTTTAGGATTAAGCCAGTCACGTAAAGCCCAATATAGGTATGCTCTCATATTTGCAAATTCATATTCGCCAGTAATATCGTGTAAGCCATCTGCCCCTTCCGAATATTTGCATGAAAAAGCGTTTGTAAATTTTTCTTCTAACAAACGAGAATAGACACCTGCTCCCTCTCCAATAGTATCAATAAATGCTTTTGCTCCTTTCTTCTTTAGATAGGGAATCATCATACCTACCACATGCATGTGATCCGCACGCCCGGCAGATTGATGAACTTCAAATTGAGAAACGTAGTTACCGTATCGCGGACAAAGCACACTGTTATCGCGTCCCATACCGGCAACGTCAACACCTAACTTACAAGATTTGGCTGGGATAAAACCATTTTCCTGTAACTCCTGCCAATTCCTGTTTGCTATTTCTATCCATTCATAAGGGATGAGAACATCTTCCGACACTTTAGGAAACATACCAAGTACCTTGACGCGAAACAAATCGTTAGGTCTGTATAGTTTACCTTCCCAATTGAAATCGCCTTCTCCCTCATTGAAATCTGTTTTTTGAATGGGAGAACACCAATTTATTACCTTGTCTTTTACCCATTCATAATCCACTTGACCGGGTATTACAATTTGCTTCTTTACTACATTTTCTGCATTTAGAGAGCTAAGTCTGAATTTTGCAAAACGGTCAGACTTCATGGCACGAGCTGCGTAACCGGTAGTAACATTAGGATTGAACACTATGAGAAAGCGGGAATTACCCTGTAAGTTACCTTCAATAGCGTTGTATGTCGCTTCTGATATACCGGAAGCTTCAGTAACAACAAACATGGTATTTACAGCATGGAAACCAGACCATGCTTCTGTGTTGTCATCACCAGCTTTGAACCCCGTTAGAAACCACTCTTCGTAATCTGTTTTAATGCCGGAAGATAGTAGACGTCCGGGCAAGAACCCTGCATTTCTAAATAAACGGGATATTTCAGGTATCATTATATTTTGAACCTGACGAGCTGTAGGAGCTGTCATGGCAATCTTGGTATTCTTAACTAACTTACCTTCTTTCCAACGTGGAGTAAGATACATGAAGCACATAGATGCACAAGCTGCAATGTAATCTTTCCCACGAGCTGTGCCCGATGCTACAGCAGTCATTGGATTATGCTGAACGGATTGAAGAATAGCTTGTTGCTCTTTGTCTAGTCTTGAATGAAGAACATCATGAGCGAACTTGCACCAATCCTCTCGCCATGCTTTCATGTATCGTATAGACTTTTCATCTTTGCTCATTCCTCATCGTCTGGCAATTCTTGCATTAATTTCTCAAATGGATTAATACTCAAATCTTGCTCTACTTTTTCAACGTAACCGCGATGCTTCATTTTAGTCTTACTTAACCAAATAAGCATAGTATTATCGTGTTCCGTCAAAGCTTTAGCAAACATTGTCGTTTCTAGCTTATCATAGAAACTTTCTTCTACTTCTTTCCATTTTTCGGCAAAATCTGGATCATTCGCTTTCCATTTATAAGCAATTGAGCGTGATATTTCCACAGCCTCACAAGCTGCGGTAACATTCAGCATCCTTGCGTCCAAAGCTTTTAGGAATTTCGCTTTCTTTTGCCTTGTATTAAGCCTGTACTTCTGTGCCATCTTTATTTCCCTCCAATACATTGTTTACGATTTCCAACATCTTACAAATACTTAGTGCCTGCGCCTTGATTTTATATTTGGCTTGAACTTTAGTCGACACCTCATTCAACCGGCGCATTGTGTCCATATCCACCAAAGTTAGATTACCAAGCTCTTTTTCTGAATAACATTCCAACGTTTCCATGAGTTTATCAAACGAAACCTTCTGCGTATCAACAAACATAAGAGTTACAGGAACGATTTCGTTATTCGGCATTTCAACCGTATAGTTGATATCCTTTACGCTTTCCAGAACTTCATTGCTGATATGCGCATACTCTTTCAGTGCGACATCTGTTATTTCATCAAGCAATTGCTTCAAAATCTCCGCATCGTCCTGCCCAACTATACTGTTATGTGACAATTGTGTTGCCAGCAACCAATCGTTTGTAGTCTCCTCTTCATCTATGTACATAACATGGATGGAAGTAAGCCCGGCCATTTTTGCCGCTTGTGTTCGGTGATTACCGCTCACTACCGTATAAGAACCATCCGAATGCTTTACGCAAAATGGTACAGACGATAATTGACCGTCCCTACGAATGTTATTCACTAAGGCATTAAACGTGTCCTGCTGCATGAAATGCGCATTTTTCTTGACCAGCTTAATGTCAGATAACTGCACTTCCGCTATCTTGAATTTTCCCATATTATTCCTTTCTCGGCTCATCACCGTATTTTTTCACAAAATCTTTTAAAATATCATCTAAGTTTCCACGAATACCTGCATCTTGTATGTAATGGAGTTTACCAACACAGCGTTCATGCAGTTTAAACACTCCCCGATACTTCATACTTACCGGTTTATCGGTAAATACAGAAGTGGCAATCACTCCACATTCATGTTTATATCTTATGTCCAATTCATCTTTGAACTCTGACGAAAGTACACCCATAATTAGCAATCTACTCAATTTGGGCAATGGATGGTCTATCACGAAATCCGACTTCATCAAAACTGCATCCATGCCGTATTTGCTTACCTTCAGGAAATCAAACATACAAGCCCCGAACACATAATCATCCAAGAACCATAAGTAACAGAATGGCGCAGAACCGAGGATAATACCCTTTTTCAAGTAAATCATACGCAGATAATCAATCTCTGCCATAGAAGCACGTACAAACCGGAGTTTGCTTTTATCCGTAAGCATATAATCATCCGGCAGTCGTTTATATTTTAAAGGAATGATAGTACGCCTTTTAAAACTGCTGTCTCCACTTTCTACCACATTAGACCAAATATATGTGCGTTGGTCTTTGAATACCTCTCTTCTGCCCATAAATCCATGCTGCGAGAGAGCCATGTAATTAACTTGTTCTTCATCTATTTCTGCATATTTCGTTTTAATTCGTTCTTGCCATCCGAGGTCATCCATCAAGAAACGTTGCAATGCGTTACTTGTAGCTTTCATGCCGGAATGAAATTCATTCTGATAGATTAGTATATCATCCTCTTTACAATTAAGAATCGCATCCGATATATCAGCACAATAAAGCACTTCAATAGACTTACTTTTAAGGTTATCTACTATATTTTGATAACGTTCCGTATACTTCTTATGGTAATGCTCCAACTTTGCCATAAAATCGTCATAAAGCGATTTGTGATAAATATCCTGTGAGTTCTTATGCTTCTTGATGGCATTAAAAAGGTGAATAGTGGCAATAATTTCAGCAGGATTTTCGGATTTGATACTTAGAAACTTATATTCTTCATTAAAGCGTAATTCTTGTATTTCACCTTTGATTGCTTTATACATCATGTAGATAAAATACTCCTTTGTATACACCTTAATTTCACGGTTGGTAAGTACCTGCTCTATATCCATATAATACGAGTTTACCACATGGGCTACATCGAATTTGGAGGCCTCTTTCTTGATAAAGGAAAGCATACGGTTGGATTTCTTAAACATGGAGCCTACCACTGTAACATTATCCGAGTGTTCTGCTGCCCAAAGTAACGGTTTATGTCTTTGGGGAACCTTAGAATAGTCTATATTGAACACTTCAAGGCACTTATCAATTGTGGTGAGTTGCTTATACTCTTCCATATCTTCATGCAGGTAGGCGTACTCCACAAACGAATACATGAATTTGATTGTCTCCAGTATTTTATCGAAATCCCAGGAGCTATTGAAGATCCTAAATTCTGCCGTTCCTATCTTTCCAATAGAACATAAATTAAGCCAATACCGGATATGCCCTCTGTCTGAACCATTGCTAAAGATCTTCAGCAAGTTATCGATATTATCGGCTTCCAGTACACGCCTTACCACATCCCAAGGTGGACTAGGCACGAGGTATTTCGTTTCCCACCACTCGGCGATGTCAAATATCCGCTTGATAGGATATGCAGTATAGTAGGATAGAACAAACATGCGTTTGATAACATCCAAATCCATATCCTTGATATACAGATGTGCATCAAAACCTTCATTCCACATAAGATAGCTTCCTGCATCTTTCATGGTCTGAATGAAGTCCTTCAGTTCTTGCAGATCTTCTGCACAATAATGGTACGGTCGAGTGTTTATCTCACCGCCAAACTGACCGTGATGCGTAACTGCCGAACCGTCCGAGTTGTTCATCATGGTTAGTTTGTTGTCCGTCCACTTGTAACCGGATGAAAGTGGGATAAGCTGTTTGTCACCATCGGCAAACTCCAACTCCATGCCAAACGTACGTTTGGCAATATAGTCAATCCAAGGTTTATCTATATTCATGTTCTGCATATTTCAATTTAACCAAGGATTTATAATCAGGAACAATATAAATCACATCACCAATGCGATAATCCGAAACATGCTCACATTGCATTATTGAATATTCACTGGAACTGTACTCATATTTCAAATCGGTGTGATAGTAAATCCGGCATTTGTACATATCTGCCATTGAATAACCGCAATCAATAATGAGTTGGTTACGCTCCGGATAAATGCCTATAACCTTTGCTTGTAACTCAATTCCATTAAGACCTTGCTTTTCTTTGTCAACACAATATGGGATTGTACCAAACAACATATATTCACCAATACGAACATCACTTATGAAACTAGGCAGTTTACTATTTTGCCCAAGCCAAAAACTACCTCCCAAGCTGATAGACTCAATATCATTACGCAGACCGTTCCAGATACGGAACAGTTCTTTTTCCGAAGGGTGATTTTCATTCAGACAACCGGAAGTAATCAAACCATATATATGGGAGCTTGAAAGTGTCCTTATTTCATTGACCAACTTACTTGCTTCATAAATGCTTAAGCCTTCTCTATTATCACATGCATTAATCGGAATATAAAAATTATGTATTCCTTGGCACGCATTTCCATTGATAGTAAGATATTTCCAAACATCCGCAAATGATGTAACCACAGCACCGCTATTCCCCTTTACTGCCTTTCCGATAGAATAGCATATACTGTCTTTTAAATGGAGTCCAAAAATCTTATTTCTTATCTTATCCGATATATGCTCATAAATATCTTCATAAAAATCCTTGAACATTAACGAAATAGGGACATTAACAAATGATTGAGCCTTTTCAATGTTTTCTATTATATTCTTGGTATAGACTATAACTTTCATAGTTCCCACTTTAAGATTAAACGTTCAATTTCTTTGTATTTGGTATCTCTTTTGAATGAGAACCCTGCATTGATGAAACTCTTCATGCTTGCCTCATTCTTAGGCGATGTCATAGCAAATATCTCTTGCGAGCCATTGGAAATCAGTTTGGCAATATTGGCATTGAGAAGGATATACTGAAATCCGTTCCCCCTATAATCAGCATGAACAAAGCATTTATCCACGTAGGCTGTACCGTATTCAGTGCAATAGGCAAGTGAGTAGGCAACCAGCTTGTCATTTACCAACAACCCGAAACTGCAACCGGATTGCAAGCACTTCACTATATCTTCCGTCTCAGAGGGAAAACACATATCCGGATTGGCAAGAAGAGTCCGCTCCATCTTTTCAATATCGGACATATCAGACATGGACAAAACTTTTACTTGCATTTTGTACTCAATGTTTCCTTTTTCAGTTGGGAACAATGGTTCGTAACGGTCAATCCATGCTTTAGAGAGAAATGTATCGATATCAACTTTAGGCAACAATGCTTTTCTGCAACTGTCGAAAACATCTAATACAAATTCCTTATGCTTAGCAAGTTGTTCGCTTTTCAACGGACACTTACCACTACGAAACACAAAACTTTTTTTCACCGATTTTACCCACAAAGGATAAGTTTTACACATAATAGGCTTGTAACCATTATCACATGATTTGCAGTCTTTAGCGATACATTTTACCTTTTTACCGCCAAAGTAATCATCATCTATAATCTGTAAATGGGAGATTTCTTTTTCATGCCCGTCAAGTTCATGGGGCAAAATTACAATATGTCCGTCTGATCCGAACGAACAACACTTCCAACCGCATCCGGAGTTTTCACATGCTCTTATTAGTCCTTTATTGCTCATATATTTAAGTTGTATATAACTTCATATACATTTTGCGTTAAATGCCTGCCGGGCATATTCCCAGCAGGCTTAACACAAAAAATCAATCATCTGCAAGCTACTTGCAAGAACACTTATGCAGTCCTTCGGCTTCTTTTAGTCGTGTCAGATGGCAATTTCCATCACCCCGTAAACTACACAAGCTTTAATGTTTTTGCTTTTGCTTATCGCTACTATAAGGGTTGAGCGGAAACAGGGAGTCGAACCCCACTCTTTGGCTGGAATACCAACGCTCTACCGATGAGCTATTTCCGCAAACGCTCGTCTTTCCGAGCTGCCAACATTATGAACCGCCATGTAGCCACAGTCAACATTCACATGATTTTGTGAAGATCTACCTTGATTGATACCCTTTGGACTTATATGGGTTTTACCATACTCTCTCAATCTACTATTTTCTTCTATATATCGGTTGCTCCCATAACAACCTCAAATTTTAGAAAATGGTGCGTTCATTGATACAAGGCTGTGGGAACTCAAGGATTCGAACCTTGTTCTTCGGATTTTCAGTCCGACGCATAGACCATCTTTGCTAAATTCCCTTTTGCCTATGCTGTCAAACCACCGCTTGCTTGGCAAATCTGGCAGCATTCCATCAAACGCTATTGATGGTTGGCTAATAATTCTGGGTTATCGTATATATTTCCTTTTATTTCATATTCATATAAAACGGCTCCATGTTCATGCCCATCATTCCAATCTGAGGAATATACAAAATCTGACACAATGTAACCTTTATAAGTTTTATGTTTTATACCAAAAACTCCGTTATCAAAACTCACTTCACCTATAAACCCATAGTCATATCCATCTGTAACTATTCGTTCAACAATGTCACCCTCATATATTTCTTCCCCATTCTTGTCAAGCAAGCCTGTGAACTGACCAACAGAGTCTTCCTTCACTTGCTCCCAATCGTCAAGTGTACCTCCTTGATGAATCATTGGAAAGTGGTCGTCATCGTCTTGAAATAACCAACCGATAATCCATTTTCCGCTTTCAACGTGTTTACCTCTAAACTTAATATTTCTTCTCATACTCAAAACAAACTTGCTTGTTCATACTTAGGTTCTTTCTTCTCAACAACTCCAAACTCTTTGATTTCAATACCTGTCTTTTCAGTAAGCCACTTAGCCAAAATATGCCGATGGCAGAAATCACCCGGCTTTTCGTAACAGCAGAGAGCAACATCTTTGCCTTCACTGAGTCGCTGGATGGTTTGTATCAAATCTTGTGGATTGACTTTTGCAAGGACATCATTCAAATACATATTCGTGTATTCTTCATAAGTCCATTTATCATCCAGCATATATCTTTTTGGTGCAACCTCTATTATTTGAGGAGCATTATAATATCTTGGCTTCCCTAACGCAACACATATCATTTTTACGTTTGCGGCTGCCAACTTTCTGTAATTTCCGAAATAACTTGTGTAAATTTTCATTGCTCTTTTTTTTATTTTTATGGTGTAAAGATATAAAATATGGCGTAAAAAACGTCACTTTTAGTCATAAATTTATTTAATTTGATGATTTTATTGTCTCAACCTTGTAACATTTCATCATGTGATCTGTTTCGCACCCCATATTGAAAATATTGCCGAGATAATATTTGCGTACTTCTTGCCATGATAAGTTGATAGGGGTAACGAACCAGTCTTTATTACCTTGTTCGTCTTTTAAATACACTTTTACAGTTGTTTTCATTGCTCTATATTTTATCCGTTATACGCTGCTGTTATCTTTTCTGCTTTCAATTCTTTGGTAAGCTCTCCATTCTTGTAGAAGCGCACAGCAACAACTCTCACCGTTTCTGACAAGAACCGGCCACAATCATTGGTTAACTTCACTTTTAGCTTGCTTGCCTTGGCTAAACTTTTTGTACGCTTCTTTATTGTGTTTTTGAATCCGAAAACATAATCTTCGGTATCAATCTCAAATGAATATGTAGTGGAATACATCACTCTTTGAAGCTCTTTTGTTAGTTCTGTTACTTTGCTCATTTGCTCTCTTCTATTATTAGTCGTTATTATTTCCAAGAAGTTCTTGTAAAGCAGACTTATATCCGTCCAACGCCTGTTGTGTATATCCCAATCTGAATTTTTTATCTGCTGAAAGAGAGTCGTTGTTCAATCCTTTTTCAATAGCTTCAATGTTTGCTTTGTAGTATCTGATAAGTTCTTCTGTTTTCATTGCTCTTGACTTTTACTTGTTATTAATAGGTGTTATTTTGATATTGTAAAGATACAAATAATATATTGAATATCAGTATTTTACATCTTAAATATCGCAAGCTTAAACTTTGTTTAACTTTCTATATTTCAACGTGTTACCAAATTTTTCAACGGTGGTGCCGCTCCGCTTGTTGCCTCCACGCCTGGATAGTTGGTTATTTAAACACGTGATCTATAAATACCGTATTAGTTTGCCATTCTCCGCGCTTTTTGAAAACAAAATACCCGCGTATTGTTGCCGTTTCATTCATTCCGTTTGCAAAATCATAAGCGGCTTGTTGGTCCTTTCCGAATTCTTCGTTTATCGTTCCGCTGTTATTGCTCACCCTATAGCGTAGCTTTGCAGGGGCTTTTGTTCTATCTGTAATAATATTCATACTTTCCGTTTTGTGCAATTGCTTGCGGTTAATACTTATTTCCCTTGTAATCCTGTGTGGTAGCCATCAAGCCATATTAACAACTCTTTTGGGGTGTAATAGCCGCTTATACGCTTGTTCGGGTAACGTGTCGTTATTTCTCCGTTGTCGCCATCCGCCAATATTATAGCGTATGTATGTTTCGGCAAACTCGATGGATTGAGGGAGAAACCATTTGCCCTGCAATATGATTGTAATTGCCTTAACGCTTCTTTCTGTGTTAGATTCATATTCTTATGGTGCTGATTTCAACATATATTTTGATAAAAGGATGGATTTACTTTTCTCTATCTCGCTATTGGTGTCAATACCAATCTGCTGGTAGAACCCGGCATTACCAGAAAGACATTCATACGCAATTTTCAATGTTCTGCGTTCTTCTTTGGTAAATCCAATGCGAAAAGTGGAGGAAATTGCTAGTGCGGCTTTTAAATCACCGCACTGGAGTAATGAAATCGCTTTATTGGTTTTCGTTTTCATCTCCCCACAACTTTTTAGCAAGTTCGTAATTCTTTTGTGCTTCATTAACTGCTTTCTTGGCATAAGTAAGAGTATAAGCATGTTCACGCGGATATTTGCCAGACTTTACACCTTCATGGTATTCTTTCGCTTGTTCCAACTTGTGTTCGTAGAAGTCAATGCTTTCCGGCATAGACAAATTGATCGTGTTGGCACGTTTCTCCCAATATTGGGTCACTCTTTCATGTTCATTTGCCTTATCACTGAACTCAACGCTTTTACCCATGTTGTTCCAGGCATCATCTATCATTTTGCGATGACCTCGTTCACTATGGTGCCCTACTTTGATGGGCTCGCCTAAAGAAAGAAAATCTCGATGTTTATTCGATTTCTGAAAATACTCATTACTTTTTTGCACTGCTGATACGGCCCATTCACGTCTGCGTTCCGCTCTTTGCTTAGCCCATTCTTGAACGTTAAAGCCATCAGCCCGGGCGATGGAGTAATAATAAAAACCATCTTTCTCGAGAATTAGATTGAAAACGATGCTTTCGTTTTCTTTGCCATACTTGGTGGTAACTAGAATTTCTTCACCTTTTTTGTGCATCTCTTCGCACTTTGCCAAAAACACGTTTGGCGCAAACTTGTAATATGTGTTCATTGCTCTTATGTATTAAATTGCTAACTTTAATATTTCTATATCTCGAATAAGTCTATTGGCTCTCTGCCTTTCATTACTTGCAAAGTCTTCATTACAGATACTTTCGTAGAATGCCGCATTTTCTTCTGCTTCTTTTAACGACATCTCTTTGCGTTCTATCAAAGACTTTATTGTATCAATATCATTGCTATTAATAATTTCTTCTAAAGCTGTCTTCTTTGTTAATTCGATTGTTGCTTTCATTGCTCTTGTCTTTTAATTGTTAGTAATATTGGTTTCTTTTAAGTATTGTAAAGATACTCATTATCAATGAATTAGCCAAATATTTACACAATTATTTTAGTCGTAAAATACTCATAACCAAAGATTTAACTTTTAGAATAAAACAGCAGACATGATACAGATGATGCATCGGAAATGGTTACTTTGTATAGTTTGCTCATGGATTTTTCTTTTTAAGTATTTCAACACATTCCTTTACTCCATCATCGAAACCTTGTTTATAGCCTTTAGTATATTCCCCTATATTATATACCGTCATTGACAGAAAAAATAGAAGGATACCCAAAGCCTTATACCAACCAGGAAGTGAAATGGAAAATGGCTTGAATGTAATTGTAAGATCTCCAACCCATAATAGGGCGATAATACATATAAATGTGAATAAAATTATTTTCATCGCTTATTTTCTTTCAATAATTCCGGATTATCATATATGTTACCTATCACTTCAAGATGATTACCTTTGCACAATAAAAATCCACGTTGATTATTTAACAAACGAAACCCACCATCAATATAATCTACTGAAAAATTGTCGTAACCAGCAACATTGCAACAAAAAACTCCATTAGGAATATCAATCCCATATTCTTTTGTTTTGACTATATCCCCCTCGTAAATCTCTTTGCCGTTCTTGTCACATAATCCGGTGAACTGTCCTACTGTTTCAGGAAGAACTACACAAGTCTTCTTTTTTGGAATAAGTTCAGCATTTTCAACGAGTGTAATAGTTGGGTAGTATCTTGGATATGTTGTCAAAGATCCTTCTATCCACTGTCCTGTTTCAAATTCTTTCCCTCTGAATTTTATTTCACGTTTCATAATCAATATCTTTTTCCGTTCAACATAGGTCTTAATTCGTTATATCTTTGTTTTTGCTCGATATGCCAAAGCAAATCTATGTCAAGATGTTTGGCAAGTCCAAAAATTGACTGATACATGGCGGACATATCCTTCTATCTTATCCATCTTGTCTTCCATGCGTCTGTGCCACTTGCTTACCAAAATTAAAGTAAATGCCAGAGCACAAACATTTAATGAGGCAAGGATGAATTTAAATATTGATTCTGCTATTTCCATAATCATATCAGTTTTAATGCTTCCTGTAAACCTGCTTCAAGCGCTTCCTCGTAGGTGACATATACTTTATAGCCATTTCCTTTGTTTATTTCGTTCTCCATCCAGTCGCTTTCTTCTGTTGGAACATTGAAATCACAAAAAGAAATCTTCCATCTTTTTCCAATAACAGGTTCTACATATACATACACACCTCTTATTTCACGCAGCCACTTTTGGGCAACGGATTGCGGAGGAACAGATAGGTATTTATAACAATGTGGTAAAGTAGAAACATCTATAAGATATTTTCTTTCATTAAACCCTTTCTCTTTCAGCATCTCCGCTGTTTCTAATGTTACAAATTCTTCGGTCATGGTTATTCTCCTTTACACTCTTCACAATGTAATTTATAAGCATGGGCAAACATCTTTAACGTAACAGGATCAAAGTGAAAATCTGCCTGTTTATCTTCTATGACAACTGAAACACATAATTGGCCGTTGCAAAAGTCAATATATGCCTCACCACCTCCATCCCCTCTAATGGAAAAGGTTTGTGTCTGTACACTATCCATGATTCTCCTCCTTTAGTCTTTTAATTAGGGCATCAGCGCAATTAAGCGAATATTTAGCGACTGCTTCAGAATTAGCACCATTATCGTTTGCTATAACAACTTTAATAATGTCTTTTGCCAATTCGTACCTACGTTGTTCCCAATCAATGTTTTCACTAAAGAAATTAAGTTCTGACACCTTGATATACATGTTTCCCACCAATGCAGTACCATCATCATATAAATCCTTAATCTCTACAATTTCTCCAGTTGCCTTTATTGTTGCTTTCATAATTTACTTTTCTTTAAGATTTACCTCAATTGAATATTTGTCAGTTAGCTCGGTTTTTATTGCCTCCTTACATAAAGTCCATAACATGTTATAGTCTCCTTGACGTTTTATTTCATCGGAAACCATACATCGAATCCAGTTGTCCAGAGAAACATCATTTCCATAAGTATTATGGAAAACTCGTTTAACCTCCTCTCTAATGATAGGAATCATTATCTCCCTTATATCCTCTTTAGTCAACTTTAGTTCGTTGTGGATATAGTTCTTTACTTCTCTGTATCTATATTTACTCATAATAATTATCCAATAAGTTTACGATCTTGTTTATTCCTCCTCCGTTATTATACATCCTAATAACACACCTAGATATTTCATTCCAAGTTCGGAAACATGGTACACAATTTGTTTTTCTATATCTAACAATCTTCTATTAGCGTAACCAATAAACACCAACTCTTCCCAATCATCATCAGGATGATTAACAATATACCAGTTACGATAAACCTTATATCTATTTCTTTTTATTTTACCACGCTCAAACCCTATAGCGTGTTCCATTTTTTCTATCTGTCTTAATGATAATTTTACATCATCCATAGCACTAATGTATAAATTCGTCCAATACCTTCTTTACAAGTTCATAGCGTGATAATGCCAATATTTTATCATCATAATGATTGTCATAAACATACTGATTCAAGTTGTCAATAAACCCATCACCGTCAAGACCTTCATCACAATCATCAAACATGTTAAGTTCATAGGCTAATTGGGTGCAATCACAGTGACTAACCCAATCATAAATACGCCCGTCATAAACATTGGTCTGCCTGTTATATTTTTCTCCAACGTGTATCATTTCACCACAAAATTCACATCTATGCTCTTTGCGAGCGATAGGAGTTTTATTTATTAATACTTTTATCATTTTAATTCATTAATTAAAGCATCAGCACAAGCAATTGCAAACCGAGCAATGCTTATAGGTATTGTATGTTTCTCTCCTTTCTTGTAATCTGCTTCCGAACAAGCGTAACCAATTTCTGTATTGTCACTTAAAATCCCTTGCATTGCGGATTTAGCCAGTTCGTATCTACGCTGTTCCCAGTCAATAGCTGAAAAATCAAGTTCGCATTCCTTGAATACCATATTATCACATACATATAGGTTATCTCCACTATGTAACGCATTGGTATTTGTTTTCGGAATTACATCTACCAAAACCCCTGTTGATTTTACTCTTGCTTTCATATTTAATATTCTGATTTAATAATAGTACCAAATGAACGATACCTACGCCAAACCATATTTCCACGTTGAATACTAGTAAGCCAATCACAAGCCTTAAATACTTGTCCTACATTATATAAATATGGTCGTTTTTGTATTTTTCTTTTTATTCTTGCTTTCATATTTAATCGAAATACATTACTTTCTTACCTATACATACTTTGAACCTTGAAAGACATTCGCTATGTTGTGTGATATGGTTAGGATTATATTTGTTAACAAAACATCCAGTACGTTTATGGTATCTGACACAAGCATTTTCAGGAGATTTAGCCAATATCTCTTTCTCATCGCTAAAACTAAAAAATAAATTATCTCTGTATGATACCTTATACCACTTCACTTGGCTTCTTATCTTTTTAAAATACTTTGCTTTCATTGTTCCTCCTTTGTTTTAAAATATTCAATCAGTTCGTCTACGGTGGCTTTACGGAAATTTCCTGAAATAATTGTTGCATTTTGATATTCTATACCCCAAAAGAAGAATCTACCTTTAGGTTCTACGAAATAATGGTCATTACCAATAGCATCATCAAAAGAAACACTAAGTGAAGATTCTGCTATAAACCATTGAAACTTATCTGTATCATCCCTCAATGCTGCTAAAGCAAGGAAAAGCTCTTCATTGGTTCCACAATCAATTCTACCAGCACAATTCCAAGTTATATGCGGATCTTTTGAATCAAGCATCTCATTCGTAATGTGGGTATATTTATTTAAACCTGTTGCTAAACATAACTCTTCATTATCATCTATAACTCTTGATGATTTGTAACCAAGCTCTATTAACTTCTTCCGAAGTTCCTGTGTGTTTTTACGTATAAAACACGGTGTCGTAAATCCCATAATTATTCGTTTTTTAATAATCCTGATTTCTTCAATTTCTTTCTAAAATTCTTTTCATTTAAGGCTTGTTCATAGTAGCAATTAGGTTCTATGACCGTTTCAGCCCTAGTTATAGGAAGCCCATTCAGACCAATAGAAACATTATGTATAATAGAAGCTCTCTTTATCTCCCCTGTCTTAACGTTAAAAGAGAATAAGATATGCCCTGGATTCCTTTTAACTTTTTTAATCAATTTATATTCTGTTTGTTGTTTTTGTAGATACTCTATCTGTTCTTTAGAAAGATCATCTTTTGTTACAATAGGTACTATATCCATTTACTTTTCCTCCTTTCCAACTTTAACATATCCGTTTTCAATACACCAACACAGCATATCGTAAACTGCATCAATAAGTTCTTCACCTTCTGTGATATTTATGAAAGACCTAGTATAAGGATTCATATATAAGCATGTATAGCTATCTGCAAGTTTTTGGATGGTCAGCACTTCATTGCCGATGAAGCAAGGCAGCTTACCGAGAATATCCTGCAAGGTGTAAGCAAATTCTTTTTCTCGTAATGATACGTCTGCATACCCCATTACATGAAGTACCCATTCATGCCTTGTGGCAGAACCTCTTTGAAATACCATACTTGCATCGCTTATATCCAGCCCAAGCTCCTTCAAGTGCTTCATCTGCTCGATTGATAATACCTGTTTCATTTCTTTTCCTCCTCTGTTTTAATATCCGTTACTTTGCCACGACTGACAAAGAAGAAACAACCCATCACATCGCACAGATATAATTCATTCCTCATCTTACACTTATTGCATTCTTTATTCAACGAACATTTACTGCAATCGAAATTTAGACTGGACGCATCAATCTGTTCAATCATTTCATGCAGCACTCCGTCTATTATTATTCCGTTTTTTACTTCCATTGCTACTTCTATTAAAAAGGTGGAAAGTATGTTTTTCCCCCTAAAGGATTAACTATAAACTCTTTCCGATTAATTCTTATACGCCATTCAAGCGTTTTCATTCTTCTCATGTGTTTCTTTATCGGCTTAGTTGAAGCAATCCGGCCTAAACACTCATTGTAATCAAATTTTAATTTGTTCCAATAATGAAAGTATCTATTATTATACATATTTTTATTCTTTAGTAAATACAGGTGAAAATTCTTGAATATACCCAGTAAGTTCATCTACATGTTTCCTTAGCTTGATATTAAGCAACTTTAATAGATATATCTCCCTATATGCTTCCGCTAAGCTAATGGTTAATTCTTCCTTATCCATATCTAATCTCCTTTCTCTTTAATCCGTTCTAGTACATCCCTGTTCGCTTCGAGTATCTCATCGAAAGACGGGATGGGCATATAAGCGACAACATTATAAGTATATCCAGTTCCATATATGAGCCAAGATTTATTATTCTTATTATATTGAGCTACGTATATCACTCTATTGTCAAGAACGACTAAATATTCTTTGTTTTCCTCCGGCAACCGCTCCTTAACACTTATCCACGGAGATTGCTTGGACTGCCAGTCTGCACCCTTCTTAAACATATTCAGCATTGCTTGCCTTTGATAGACTAATTCACCTTCAATTACTATTGCATAGCTTGATATAAGCTCTTGCTTTGCTGCTTCTTCCAATGTCTTCATTGTATCTTATTTTAATTTTTCCTCAAACTCGGCAATGATACAGTCTGCATCACCGCCATGTATCCGGTTGTCCAAAACAGAGGATAGAGTTTCAATGGCTTTCCGTTTCATTTCTTCCTGTGCCATTGCAACGGCTTTAAAAGCATTTTCTTTTGCGATAACCGGGAAGTTGGGATTGACTACCACAAAACTCTCACTTTCAATATATTCTTTTGACTTGCTCATATCTGATTTTTATTGAATTAAACTTGTTCTATCAAATCTCTGTTCGTCTATCAATTGAGGAACACCGGAGGTTAAATCCCAAAGCCGATATTCTTCAAACATTCGAGTTTCCGGATTCATCTTTAATGTCAATTTTCCAATATTTATAGTTGTTTCCTTTTTAGGGAAATACACATCAGTACCTCGGATTGTAAGCCCCCAACGGGTTATAGTTTTTGTTTTTGGTTCAAACATATTAGCTCCTTTCAATCTAGTTTTTAGTTAATTACCAATCTCCACCATCATTTAATATGCCATCAATAGTAGTTACACTATTATCAATGTTGCTGCCTCCATATTGCGTAAATTCCGGTGTAGGATTATAGTCTGTATCTCCATGCATCATTACGTGAAGTGAGCCACTGGCTGAATACAGCCAAAGACGCTTACCATCCTTTTCCCACTTTTTTGCAAGTCGTTTCAAAGAGTCAATTAACTTATCTTCTTCGGGAGTACATTCTATCCCAGCTTTTGTTTGATATTTGCTCATTACTTGTTCTTATTAGTTAATTGGTAGTTTCATAAAACACATCCACATAGTTTTGCCATGCCTTCCGGTGGTGTGACCGAACAACGGCTGCCGTCCGATGGCTTTCAATACTTCTTTAACCGTTATCTGGTCTTCATTCCATTTTAAAATGAGAACACCGTAATTTTCAAGTACTCGAAAGCATTCATCAATTCCTTTTTTTATCACCCTTGGCCAATCTTCGGGAAGTTTACCATACTTCTTGGCCAACCAACTTTCTTTACCCACATTTAAAAGATGGGGCGGATCAAAGACTACCAGTTTAAAAGATTCATTTAGGAATGGCATATTGGTAAAATCAGATACAATATCCGGATGAACTTTCAGACTTCGACCGTCGCAAAGAGTATGCTCTTCATCTCTAATGTCAGCAAACAAGGTCCAAGGATTTTCCTTGTCAAACCAAAACATCCGGCTTCCACAACAAGCGTCCAGTATTATTTTTTTGCTCATTACTTTATAGTTTTGAACCATTTTCCTGATGTCAGGTAAATGGTAATTATTATCAATTAAATTCTAATTGTATTATCAGTCAACTGTTAATCAACTTCCACTAACTCACCGTTTTCCAGTCTATACCATGTATCAGCCTTGACAACCTCACCATCGACTAATACAGCCTTCCAATCGACAATATCATATGTATCTTCCATTTCTTCAGCTATGACCAAAATTGCACCTATTCCGCCTTTTACCTGAACATTGTTACCTCTTGCCACTGACAAACCATTTGATCCGGTTGAAGCCTTTCCTCTTGCCGTGGCAGCACCTCTATCACCAGCCGTGGCAGCCCCACTATAACCAGCCGTAGCAGCACCACTATCACCAGCCGTGGCAGCACCATAATCACCAGCCGTAGCAGCACCACTATCACCAGCCGTGGCAGCACCATAATCACCAGCCGT